AAATTATTTCATCTAGTGCCTCTTTTTCTAAAACTTCAGAGATTAAACCATCTTCTTCTATTATATCATCAAGTGGTGTAATGATATCTTGTGCTGACTCTAAGTTTAGTGATTTTTGTTTTTCAACTGAGACTGTTGAATATTTTACTTTCATTATTCTTCATCCTCATCCTTTTCAGTTTTAACAACATCAAGCCAAGATGTAATTTCGACATTATCATGAATTGTATTTCTTAATTGCTCTATTGCATCATTTTTAGCTTCTTCTTTGTTTTTACCACGCCCAATAAGTTCAAGCTTAAACGTGACTTTCATTAGATTAATTTCTCCATCTTCCCAACTAGACTATAAAAAAATATTTGTTGAGTCGTGTTTATTTCGATTATTTGTTGTGTTTTCATATTTATTAAGTATCATATTTATACTTAAGTGTTACCCATTATAAGAATAAAAAAGAAAAAAAATTAGAGAAATTTGCCATATTTTTTGGCATGTTGTTTTTTTATCTCTCTAATTTTATCAAAGATTTTTTGCTCTTCTTTACTATATTCTGATTCCCCATTTTCTACAACTCTTCTTAATGCTAAATCAATTATTCTTATCATCTCATCATTTGTTATTTGAGATGAAATAGATTTAATCAATTTTTGGCCTCTCTAATGATTTTGTTATATTCATCTCTACAACTTGTCTTTTTTCGTGTGGGTCCATGTCCCAGTCATACTTTACTTTTATTTCTAATAATTCTCTTCGTGTAATTCGTGGCTCTTCACTTTCAGATTCTATAAAGCACTCATCACAGCACCATCTACCGTTAAGTTCTTGATTTGATGTAAAGTTATAACATTTTATGTTGTAACAATGATTTGCTAGCTTTCCATTTGTATCATGTGAGTTTACCATATTTTCCCTCCCCACACTGAAAAGGATATATCAATCTGATGCATTGCAAAAACTTCTTTTCTTATTTTCAAAAATTCCTGTTCTTCTGTTCTGATTATTTCTTTATTTGGATCTATTAGTAACAGATGCCTTCCTGTTTTCTGACCAGAGGTATTTTCATGTATTACTAGACCTGTTGAAAAAGAATCAAAGGCCACAATATAATTAAAAGAATAGTAGATAGTTACACCATTTACTTTAATAACATAAAAGTCATTTATTTTCTTTATCATTTTTTAACTGCCTCGTATTTTTTATCTACACGCCACACCCATACAAAAAATAATACAGCTGCAATACTACCTATTATCCATCCTATTTCGGTTGGAATGTCTGGATATACTTTATCAATTTTGTCTGCAAGGGCTATTAAAATTACTCCAAAAGCCAATGACACATACATAAAGAAAGTAAGATTAGAAGTCATGATATTTCCTCCACAAACCACTTAATATTTGGGTATGAGAAATGGATTTTTTTATTGTTGTACTTTTTTGAGATTGATTTTACCCATTTTTGGGCTTTACTTAATTTCTTTTCAAAATTCTTTTTGGTGAATTTTGTATATGTAAGATTTGAATTATGCATTGATTCAACCCACAAAGACCACCAATCACCAAACAAAGTATTTCCAGTTTCAGTAATGCCTAATTTTGATTTTTTACAGTATTTTTGATAAAGTTTTGTACCAATCAGATAAAACTCTAAATTTATAACACTTGAATATTTCAGATGATCTTTTTTTATCTTATCCAGGAATTTCTTTGCAGCTTTCTCTGTTACTCTATTTTCAAGAGAAATTATTTTTTTTACTGAGGGACTAAATTTATCAACATCAGAATAATAGTATCCATCAAACAAAACAAGTGTTTGATTTTGTTCATACCCTTTAATCCTGCAAATTTTTATTGTGTCCTCTTTTGGAATTTTGATTATTTTCAAATTGCAATCTTTTTTTGTTGCATTTTGAAACGTCAAATCATAGATTGTTTTCATTTTTTAATATCCTTTATGATTTTTTTAATCTCAACAATTATTAAATATCTGTCAACTTCTCCGTCTGGAATTTCTCTGATATCTTTAATTAATGACTTTAATTTTTGAACTGTCTCTTTATTGTATTGTTCTTTGAGTTTTTTTGTTAAAGTCATGAGTTGCTAGCCTCCAATGAAATATTCTCAGGATTATTAATTATAGTGTCTAGTGTATACCCACAAATACAAATGAAAGCATTATCAATGGCCTTTTTTTGTGTGGATGTAGCTAATTGATATAGTGACTCTAAATTATCACTTTGTTTTTGTGGATCTTCATTATCATTACTAATTAATTCTTGAATCCCTGAGATAATATTATCAAATATCATTAGTATTCAACCCTTGGTGCTAGGTAAAAGTCAATTCTACCCAAATTATTAATTTTTGTTTGCAGCCTCAATGGTCTTTCTTTACTAAATCCTAATTCAACATTAGAATTTTTTGACAAAGTTTTCAAAAATGCCATAATAAACTCTAATCCGTATGTAGTCTCAGAATCTTCTTTATTATTTATTTCACATTCTTCTCTATCAATTGTTTTTTCTGCATTGCCACTATCACCACTACCACTAAAAACAATTCTTGAATCATCACAATTAATTGTGATATGGTCTGATATTGTATTTATTTTTGCAAGAATTTTTTTAAATTCAATGGCATTTGTATTTTGTTCTGGTGAAAATATAACCATACTATCATCATATGAAATATGAGGTAATGGACAATCTTTTTCACTTGGTTCTAAAAGTTTGATTTTTGCATTAAAACCGTTTTGTGAAATTAGAATTTCTTCTTTTTTGATAATTAAAGAAATACTGCCTTTATTATCTAGAGAATAAACTAATTTTCTAAATTCTATAATGTTTACTCCAAATTTTTGTTTTTCAATACATGAATATTTCTCAAAACAAGTATTTGGAATTCCAATATCAATTAATGCAACATGAGAATGATCCATTCCACGAAAACTAATTCCTTCCTCATCAAGGGTAAATGTAGCATCATTTTCTTTTAATAATTCAACTGATTTTGATATTTGTAATAATGTATTTTTGTCAGTAGTAAAACCGACTTGAACAGTATTGGAGCTTTCTGAAAAAACTATTTCATCCATGTGTTCAATTTCTTTTTCAATTTGTTGTGTTTTCATATTTATTAAGTATCAGATTTATACTTAAATGTTACCCATTATAAGAATAAAAAATATTCCTCAATTTTTGGATTGAGGCATCCATTTACATTCAAAAACATTCTTAACATCTATAACAGAATCATCAGAGACTTTCCATTTCTTGACAATTTGCTCGTTTGTTGAATTGTCAATGTAAAATATCCATCCATCCATTGTAATATAGACAGCTTGATCACTGCATTTGTCAATTTTCATTAATCTACAGTCTCCTTTATTTTATCATCTATAATTTCTAAACTCATTATGATTCATACCTCCAAATATTGAGTCTTAAAAGCCCATCTTCTTTGATTTTAATTCCATTAATGATTTTCTCAAAGTCATTAACTAATTCATCAACATTTCCTTTTTCATTAGAAAGGCGTTGAGTAACAAGGTTTCCTGCATAGTCTTTGTCTGCATGTATTGACATATCAAAAGTTATGTTTTGATTTTCCATGTTTACCTTATTTTCAAATTTATTGTATAATTTTTGAAGTCTTTTTTTCAAGGGTGAATAACAATTTAGCTCACTCATTCGCTCAGATAAAATTCCTCTTAAAATTCTGCTATCACTTGATTCTTCTAATTCTTGTATGGTCCATCTAAATTTCATTTTTTTAAAAGCTCCTCTAAATCATCAATTCCTTCTTTGATAAACATAGCAATTCCCATATCTCCATATTTTTTGTATTGCTCTTTAAGTTTTTCAAGGGCTTTTTTTGGCGTATTGTTTTTAATGAGAATATAATTTGAATGAGCTTGTACTGCAAAAAGCATTTGTCCATCATTTTGTGATTCTTTAATTTTTTCTTGCCATTTTTGAATTAATTGTTTTTGTGTAGTCATTGATTTTTCACTCCTAATGCAATTAACTTTTTAATCTCTTTTGTGGTAATTTGTAACAATTCAGAATTATCATTTATGCTAACTGGATATTTTGAATTAATACCAAGCTGCCAAAGTGTAAGACCTCCAAAAACAAAGCCTCTAATGTCTTTCCAAATTTTATATTTTTTTTTGCTTATTTCAATGGCCTTATCTAATGTTCTATGGCCTATGTCTGGAATTTGGCAATAACCACATGTCGCAACAATGCCATTATAATTTTCCATTAATACAGATTCTTTTTTTTCTAGAGTTTCAATTTTTTTTAATAATTTAGTTACCTCTTTTGGAATGGTTAGCATTAAATGACTCATTTTTTTATTTCCTCATCTATGTCTAATGCCTCAGCTAATCCAGGTTCATTTGAGTAAAGTAATGCTCTAACATGTTCTTTATTTTCAGCTTTAATTTTAACTGAACAAATAAACCATTTTTCAGCCATTATTTTTCACGACTCCTTACTTTGTAGTTTGGGTTATCTGAAATTTTACATCGTGCAAACCAATTACCTAAAAGCGTGTTCGGCTCATGGTCCTTAGTATCTCCTCCACATTCAGAACATAATTCAAACTCGAATAATTGATCACAGAATTCTGTAAATGTTTGACCGTGTAATTTTTGAATTGTTCGGCCCTTCTCATCAGTTGAAAATTCAAAGTTTGCACACTCTATGCCATTGTGATCCCATTGTTTAAGCACGTTCCAATTTATTAAAGCTAGTTTGTGGCTTAATATTTTGTCTCTTATTTCTTTGTTAATGGTATCTTGAAATAATCCCATCTCACTTTCTATTCTTATTACGTTGCCTTTTTTACTGTAGCCTGAAATAAAAGCCCAGTGTCCGTTTATGATTTCATATATTTGATTCATAACGTTTGTAATTTCTTTGCCTCTCTTTGCCTTGCGTGGTGCTTTGGCATCTGGCTTGATTTCATAAAGACGAATCAATTTAATGTTTCTCCTTTTACCTCTTTTGGATATTTTGGTAAAATTGCGGCATACTGTTTTACTTGTTTTAAAAGATATTTCCAAACATCATTAAAATTTGGATCTTCTCCTCCTCCTTTAAGAAAATCAACACGCCAATATCTAATATGAAATTCATTATTATATTCTAGTGTTTCCCATTCACCATTAATCCCCATTCTTTTTATCTGAATGGTCCCCGTACTGTGTGAATTAGCACTGATTGAAAATAATTGCTCATTTTCTAAAACATTTTGAATTTTTTCATAAAACTCATGAGTGTTATGAGATTTTCTAATTTTTTCTGAAATAACTTTCATTAGTTTAAAATCTCCATTTTTTCAAGTGAAATATTATTTTCAGTCATTATGACTTATTCTCCCTTTTTTTTCCAAGTCTATTTTTTTCTGAGTGGGTAAACATTCAATATTTTGTGAATTAATGTTTTGCAATAATACAATCATTAAAAATATCTCTAGACGTTCGGACCAATTATTATTTTTCTCATCATTTAGAAAATCATCAAAACTTTGAGGATGACAATCATATTCTATTCCATCAGTCCAGTTTTTTTTATAATCACATAGCCATGAGGTAAATGATTTTAAATTATTTTGCTGCACACTTGGATCAATTCTGTAAACTTTAGCTTTTCTTTCATATTTGTATAGATGAGGCTCACATTTGTCAATCGAAATCATATGCCCATGATCAAGCCCGAACCCATGACCAAAGGCTGTAATTTGATGAGATAATAACCATAATTGATTAGGTGTCATCTTTAAAAATTCATCAGGTATTGTAATTATATAAATTTCATAATCATTTTCTAGCTTGAATTTTCTGTTTGTCTCAATTTCTGTGATTTTGTGTATAGTTTCTTGAATCATTAGTTTGTAACCTCGCATAAAGTTTCAGAATATCGATATCCATCTGTAACTAATTGATAATAATTGTAGGGAACAACTTTTTTTTCTACAATTTTACTATTTTCTCTAAATTCGACTTTACCAAATTTTTTAGTATATTTCATTACTCCTTTTGGGCCGTATGTGTGAATATCTCCTAAAATTACTTTGGTTTTATTTTTTGTAAATCCTAAAAATGCGAATTTCTTTTTAAAATCTAAACAATAACTTCCTAATGCGATAAATTGAACGCCATCTTCTGAATAAATAATTTTTTCAATTGCTTTGATCGCTTGTTCTGGTATTGGGTTTACTTTCATATTCTATTATGTATCAGTTTTTTATTAAAGTGTTACGCACTATAAGAATAAAAAAAATAGGCTCAAATAATATGCCCATTTATAAAAATAATTTCCAAGGGAATGTTAAATTTTAAAATAAGCTGTTTTAAATTTTTCATTCCCTTGTTATGCAGCCTCTTATTTTTATGAGGGTTTATTTTTATTTTCATGTTAAATTAAATCTCCGCTTAGTGGTCTGTGCCAATGTCCAAAATTTTGAATATTTTCTAAATATTCAGGCAAAACATCAATATTATTTTCATTTACACAAGTTAAACAAACCCAATTAGATTCAACACCTGATCCAGTTTTAGGCATTACATTAATGGTACTTTGACAAAATGAACATTTTTCTGATTCATTAAAAAATTGATTGATTCGTCTTAGAACCTCTTTAAATCCTGATAATTCCCCCTTTTGGAATTCAGAATTAAAATTCAATTCATTATCTTCTCTGTTTTTAATTGCTTTTTCTAGCTCGATTTTTAGCTGATTTGGATTAATCATTAGTTTTTAGCTCCTGAATTTCCAATGATGAAGCGTTCTTTATCCCACTGTTTTTCTTTATGTTTTGCTTTCATGTGTGTTTCAAGTAATGCAAAACTTTTGTTTAAATCGATTTCATCATTGCATAAATTACATTTAATAAAATCTGTGTTTTCAATTAATTTAAAATAAAAACAAATTTCTGTCATGATTAGTTTTTAATCTCCTTTAACCATTCGATCAAGTATGGTTTTTTACCGTATTTCATATAGTCATGAATTGCAGCAATGCCTACCACCGCTTTTAATGTGGTAATAGCTTGTTTTTGATATTCATTACCTAATGATTCAAACATTTTTTCTAGCTTGTTTTTTATTTCATCTTTGATTTTTTGATCTCCTCTCAAATACATTGCAGCTAATTCGATAATTTTGGGATCGTCTGCTAATTGGTCCTTAAAATTATTATATTTTTTATCTGGTTTTCCTATTGTGAAATTTAAAACTATAGGCGTAATTTCACAAGATGTTTTATGATTTTGGCCCATTGTGCCTAATTTTTTAAAAGCTAGTTTTTCAGCTTCTATAATGTCTGAGGCTTCAACATAATATGATAAATGTTTAGAATTATCATTATCAAAAATGAATTTAACATCATAATGGATCATTTTAAAATCCAGCCTCCTGCTTATTCCATTTCCATATAGCATTAATTGAATCTGGTTTAATTCCCTTTGATTCTAGATATAGACATCTTTTTTCTAATTTCTTTAAAGCCTTTAATGCCTCATCATAATCACTAAATGAATAATGTTCAATATGTACTCCTTTATAATACACATATCCTTCCAAATCTTGTGTAAAATTTTCAAGGCCCATAAACCACGGCTTAGTATATCCATCTTTGATTATTTTTTCATATAATTCATTGAATACTTTAAGCCCATTTTCATTTAAAAATCCATTAATGGCGTTTTCTAATAATTTTAAATGATTAGGGCTTAAATTATCCCCATCTTGAGTATTTTGTAAAATTTTACACGCCTTATCACTAGTTGATAAAATTTGATTACTCATTTTTTTAATTCCTCCTGCAATTCTGCAAGCTTTTGTTTTTCCTGGTCCAAATTCAAAGGATTTTCAATTGAAGCTATTATGATAAACTTTGAGAGTCTTTTGATCTCTTTTTTTATCTCTCTTTTATTCAATTGTGAATACCTCCTGCTTTTTCTTTTTGATCTTTCAGCTTTGCTAAATATTGATCACGATTAATAAAACGGGGTTTTTGGTGTTTGTACATTGAATTTATTTTATTAATTTCTATTCTTGCTGATCTTTCAGTTTTGGCCTTGAGCATTTTATTTTTTGTTTGTTCTCCATTTCTCACAGATTGAATGATTAACATATAATCACCTGCTTTATTAGATTCAAAAACAGAATTTTTTAAAACAAAATCAGCTCCATAAAAAATTTGACCTTTATCTTTGATTTTTCCTTTTTCATCTAATTCTAATCCAGACATGTTAAAACATCTACTTGAAAAAATACCATCTTGTGACATTATTTTAAAGCCTCCTTGATCTCAACTATAATCTCAATTTTATTACTAATGGGCCTTAAACTCATAATTGAAAATGTAAATATTCCCAATGCAGTTAAAATTTCTCTATGAATTTCATTAGTTGTTATTTTATATGATGTAACAAAATTTGGATCATTTAATAATTCAATTTTTGATTTATCCCCAAAAATATTTTTTAAAGTCTCAATATGTGAATTCATTTTTTGAGACATTAGTTTAAAGCCTCCAATTTTTTCTCTAAAATATCAGATTTTTCTGAATAATCAAAATAAGCTGGTTTTTCTATAGTTTGATGTTTTTCATAAAAAACCATGTCTGCTTTAATTTCATTATCTAAAATTCTTTTAATTTGGGCCTTGATTTTAGATTTATTTTCCTTTTGAAAATAGACTTTAACAGATGCGAAATTAAATAATCTATTTTCTGTATAATGTTCATATTTCTTGGTTTTTCTGTTAATATCAAAATATTTTGTATGACTCCAAGAAATAGAATAATGGACTTTAAAAAAAGTTCTAAATGAATTATGCCCAATTTCTGAATCTGTTATTATTTCCATACTTGTATTAATAGAATATTGATCAATTTGTTTTTCTGTCTCTATTCTATCAATTTCTAGATTTAATTTCCTGAAATTATAAGGATCTTTTGAATACCATAAAGAATCTTCAATAGGCTTTAAAATTTGACTCATTAGTTTTTAGCCTCCTTATCTATTTCTGTAAAGAAAAAACATCTACGACCATCTTTAAAAGTTGTATTTCTCACTAATTCTTTACCGTTTTTTTCTCTGTTTTCAATAATTTCTATTTTCTTTTTTACTTCTCTTATTCTAGTTGTGACATTTGTTAACATATACCATCTTTGATCTTCAGGTGATTGATCATATTTTCGAGGCTTATTTTTTTTAATTCCTTTCCAATATGCTTTTTCTTTTTCTAATTTCTCAAGTTTTACACCTAATTTTTCTAATGCCTGGGGATCGTCTTGATAAATTACGCTCAATTTCTTAAAGCCTCCGTAAATTGGTTAATTATTTCATAATGAATCTGATTTAATTCAACTAAATTCATTATTTTAAAAAATTCGTTTTGATTTAGCCATAAAGCACAATGAATTATAGCTTTGTCTTCTGGTTCTAATAGTAAAAGAGACATTTTTAATTTTTTGTCTCCATAATACATGGACCATTTAAAATATCTTGCAAGCTGTTAGCATGACATTCATTTGTTTTGTGGATGATTATTGAACAATTACAAATTGAGTCGTTAAACTCTAAATCTGTAATGTTATTTGAGAGATTTACCATTTTATGATCTCTCCATTTATTAACATCTTGAGGTTTTTTTGAAAAAATTTATCGGTTTTGATGTTTGTTTTTTCTAAAAGTCTTTTACTTTCCATTAATTAGTATGTATCATATTTACTTAAAACAGTTACGCATTATTAGATATTTGATATTTAAACAAAACTTGAAATTCTCTTAAATTTCATGTAAAAATAAAAAATTAAAAATTTCGTTTACGTGCTTTAAAAAATTTGATTTCTAATTTTGTCTACCCACGAAAATTTTTTAGTGCTTTTGAAAAATTTTTTTGAGCTCGCATGTAAACCTAAAATTTTGTTTTGAGCTTGCGTGTATTCTTAAAAAATTGTTTTGATGCTGCGTGTATATGTAAAAAATTAAAATCGTGATTTTATAAGGATCAAAAATTTTGTTTTTCATCTTATACAGTAGGTAAAAATTCATTTTTTGATTTTATGAGTTTGAAAAAATTTGTTTTGTGGTTGTTCCTAATCATAAAAATTTGTTATTAGCTCCTGGCCTGATTGAAAAATTTTGTTTTGAGATTTTGTGATAACTTAAAATTTTGTTTTTTAGCTCATACAGTAGCTAAAATTTTGTTTTAGGTTTGTATGAGTAGATAAAAATTCATTTTTTGATTTTATGACTAGCTAAAATTTTGTTTTGAGCTTCATTGAGCTTGAAAAATTTTGTTTTTTGACTCAGCGATAAATAAAAATTTTTTTTTTGGCCTAGCGTGATCTATATGGACCATTAGACGAGCTTTGAAAAATTTATTATTTTATGCGTTCATACTCATTTAATATAGCTCTTAATGCCATCGATAAATTAATTGGTTCATTTGCAGCCTTGGCGATCTTTTCTGCTTTTGTTCGTATGGTTTTAAAATTAGCTTCTGTGATCGTTGTTGTTATTTTTACTTTTTTATCCATTAGTATTCGATCCCTTGTGCTTCTTCAGAGTATGTGATATTATTTACTATGTGGGCATATGCTATAAGATCAATTTTACCGTTTTTATAATCTTGATAAGCTTGTGATCTCTCTTTTTTGTTGTTTTTAATGATTTGTGCTTTATTCATTAGCTTTCATCCTCTCTTTTTTGCATTCTTTGGATCTCGTTTGGTAAAAGTTTTAAAATTTCTATTCTCTCTAATTGTCTTTTTGTGAATTGCTCTAAATTCATATTTGTCATTTTTACACATTCGCTCAAGTCTTCATTACATTGAACACAACGAATTTTAGTTTTTTCTGAGCTAATATTAACAACTTTACAAACATTACAAGGATGAGACATTAATTTTCATCTTCCATTATATTCCATATGTTGTGGATCAACTCTGTACCATCTGTGAAATTTTCGACTATTTCGGCTGCGTTTGTGTCTGTGTCTATTTGTTTTGATTCTTCGATTGTTACACCAGCTTTTAATAAAATTGCTGTTTTGGCTGTAACATCTAATTCATTGAATTTACGGATAAATTCATTTCTTGATATTTGTTGTGTTATCATATTACTATCTTATACTATCTTATACTATAAGATATTATCGCATTATTGATCTTTTCTTATTTAAATAACTCTTGAAATTCTCTTAAACCCATGTCTAATAATTATAATTCTTTTAAAATTGTGTCAAATTGAATATCAGTTAAACACCAAAACATTTTATTAATAATTTCCTTCTCTGATAGTGAAGCCTTTTGATAGATATTTAATAATAACTCGCTAGTAAGATTATTTTCCTTTTTTGATTTATTGTTAATTAATTCAGTAATGGCATCAATTAGATTCATGTTTTAATTATTGTGTGTCATCATTTAACTATTAATGACATTTATGTTAAAAATGACATTATTTGATTATGTTAAATTGTCTAATAATGACACCTATCGAGCGAATGAAATTATTTTATAGCCACCCTACCCCCAATCATACCCTTAGTGTCATCTGAACCTAAGGGGTATGCAATTAGATTTTCCATGAATTTTCTATAATTCATGGCATGATCACGCCTAATCATGCCTAAGCTTGATTAATTATAATAATTAAATTCTGAGTTATTCACCTATACCCATCCATTCATTAAAAAAAGGAGTGTCATAAAGCAAGGAGTCCCAAATGTACATCTTACGCCCCTCTCAAGAAACGGATTAAAATTTGGGTTACCTCCCTTTACATTAACTGCATTAACGTTCTGGTACCATACTAAATTTTTAATAACAAGTTAAATTAATAATTTGTACGCTTAACTCCTAGTTGTTTGTCTCGTGTCAGGCCTACTTACAAAAAAAGGCACGAGGCAAATACTATACAAACGGATTAAAAATTGACTACCTGCATTCACATGAACTAAAAGTAAATCCAAATTTTTTGAATTTTAAAATTAAGGGTACCCTTTACATTAACATTAAATCAATCTGGTACCCTTAAAATTTAGTTACAAACTTTTGTTCTGATTTCATTTCTTCTCTTAATTCATCTATTGCCTCAACCCATCCTTCATCTAGTCCTTTTAGGATATAATCAACAGATCCATTGGGAAATTTTTTTGCTGTTGCTCGCAATGCCATCATTTTTACATGATCTTCTAAATAATTTGTCATCTTACATGACTCATGAAAATATAATTTTGCATACATTGAATTGATACTCTTGATTGATACGATTGGATACAATAATTATTGAATGTAAACCTAAATTGCTATTGTATATCTATTGTACCTTAAATCCACATAAACATGATTTGTAACAAGGTGCAACATATTTCTGACACCTTGGACATTTCATATTCATTTTACCCAGTACCTTGTATTAAATAAAAAATATTGAATTTTTTTTTGAGGGTACCCCCACTTAATATTAAAATTAAATTAACCCCTGGTACTATAGTTCATAATTTTTAAAAAGTGTGACTGCTAAGGTTAAAGAATTGATTAAAGACAAAATAAAAGAACCAAAGAAAATTGATGAATATAGTAATGCACACCAAAAAAATGAATCTGATCTAAAACAATGTCCAAAATGTTATCAGTTATTTACAAAAGATCATAAATGTCATGAAGTGTGGCTTACATGTACAATATGTCGTGTTAGTTTGCTCAAAAAAGGAAAAAAAGTGAGGTTAAAAAGCGGTTTGATCTATGCTACAATGCCATCAAAAAAATATTACAGACTAATTAACAGTTTGATATGCCATCAATGTGCTTGTAATATTGTAAAGAAAATGAAAAAATGAAATTGACTTTGGGACCAGACTAGTCTTTCTTAATATTCTCACATTGATTACATTGTAAACAAGGATTGCCTTTATTATCAAATTCAACTAGATACCCCAAATTATGACTACAAACAGTTCTGGTATGACTAGTGATTATAAATTCTTATAAACAACATAAAAACATCTTAAATTCTTATGAGAAAACTTGCAAAGTTAGGCATTGGAATAGGTATAATTTTTCTATTGTTCATAATTCTTGGTGCAAGCGCAAGTAATTATTCAAAAACTACTGAACGTGAAGAAACAGCAATAGTAGTAAAAAACATTAATGATGATTTAACAGGCAATGAATTAATCCATTATAATGATTTGATAAGAAACAATGAAAAACATATTGGCAAAGTTATGCAATATGAAGGCGAAATATACTCGATAACAAATCTTGGTAATAACAAATATGAACTAAAAATCTCCATAGGAAATTATTTTATACTTCCAGATAAACCAATTATACTTAATTATGAAGGAAAGCGTGTATTGGACGGAGATACAGTTAGATTTAATGGTAAACTTTTAGGATTAAGTGATGAAATATTTGAAGACAACCCTTTACCTGTTTTTGATGCAGTAGCTCTTGAAGTGACAATCCCTGCAAAATAAGATAATCTATTTTTAAAATTAAGGTATTCTCTTTTAATTGGTTTACGTTCTGGTACCATATAGTTAAAAATTTAAATTTTTTTATAGGATTGCATTTTGTGGAAATTTAATTTTGCACTTAGTATTAATTGATTATTTTTTATGCTGACTAGAAATTTTCCTTCATCATCTAATAACTCAAGCCATTTGGAATCAAGTGCTATGATGAGATGACCTTCAAATTCATACGGCTTTATTTGTGCCAAGTTTGGAAAGTTTATTTTTTTAAGTGATATGATTAAACATACTTGAAGTTCTTTTTAAGATTGACGATACCATATACTTTTTTTGGATTCAATAATAATTGAATCACCTTTTTTTAATGTATAATTATTTTTTAATTAATGAAAGAATTTGTATTTTCTGATGGTAATGTATTACCAGCTTTGATTAAATGTAAAAATTGTAAAAATCATATTTATGAAAATTGGGCTTTTTGTCCTCATTGTGGAAAAGGACAAATCAGAAGAACAAAGGGTAATAAAGAAAGTTGACAGATGAAAAATTGGAATATCTCATACTGTATAATCTGCAAGGGCATTCGTTGTCTTCAAATGAATTACATCGTAAACTTCGAGTAAACAAGAGTCGATACACTACAACCAGAAACAGAATGATAAAACAAGGATATCTCAAAAAGAAAATAGAGAAAAATAGAATATACCTGCACTCAACTATACCAAAGATAAAAGATCCTGCATTAATACATCAAATAAAATGCGAGTATTGTTTTACAAATTTAAGACAAATAACCTTTATACAAATTAATAAAAAGAGGGAAACCGATTAAAATGAAACCAAACTGCAAATGTGGTTGCGATACACCACTAACTGATTATGAGTACAGAAAATGGCATGGATACAAGCGAGGCCATGAGCCATTACCATAAGAACTTGGCGACCATACTTTTTAAAACCCAATTGTGAATAATTATTTTATAAAGAAAAAAAATTTTCTTTGACTTAATTAAATTGAGTTTTCTTTTGATCAAGAAATACAAAGCCTCTTCTAATTGCCCATTCATCACGTTTTTGGAAAATTTTTTCTGCAAAGTCAAAAACCTCAGTCTCTGGCTTATCTGATGTTATCTCTAGTGTAAAGTCCTTGAACCCTATGAGATCCTTTGGACTTGTTATATCTCCTATTCTTATTCTGTATGAGAAATCCGAATCCATAAAATTTGATGATTCTTCTGAATTTAATTATTTACCAATTTTGAGATAACATTAGGCTATATGCAAAGACTAAATTATACTGGATTGTATATCCTAATTGTGAATCCACCTAAAAGTTATAATTGTGATAAGAAAACCATAGAAATCCAAGAAACTATTAATTCTCTACAAGAAAAAGAAGATAATAAATCAGAGAGCAAAAAGTTACACATAGAATTACTTTCTAAATGGTGATCAAATTGCTATATAAAAAATAATGAAAGCTAGTTTTTTAAATGACAAGTATCTGCAAAAATTAATTGTCCTCCTTGAATCAAAATGCCAAAATAATAATAGTTACAATACTTGCGGTATTTTTGATTTATACTGCTATTGCATTTTATTATGATCTACAATCAGATATAGTAGAAATTGCAAATCCTGCAACTGTTTTTTGTTTTGAAAATGGCGGTACTATTGAGATGATAGAACAGAGAGGAATGTGCAAACTTGCAAATGGTGCAGTGTGTGATGAATGGGAATATTTCAGAGGAGAATGCTCATGATGATTCTGACGTTATACAACAAGAAAATAATTATGGTAATATATTAACAATATCGTATTAAACCACGTTTGATGGCTAATGCAGTTTTTGCAAGAATGCAAGTTATGAAGTGTGATGATCCAATTAATCCAGGAAATGAACTCTCCATCCATTTTTTTTCAAGGTCTTCACCTCAAAATCAACTAAACAGTAATTATACCAGAGAAATTTCATAATTTTATGGGTAATTGGAATTATGGAAAAAGTCTTGATTGGTTAAATCAAATGAAATATGATAAAGAAAATGTTGTTTCGCTATTAAAAAAATACTATTCAGAAATAAATGATAATGTAATTCATTCAGGTTATTTTGGCACCATGGATTCTGTTCTTCTTTATTGTTATATCCGAGAATACAAACCAAAAAACATTCTTGAGATTGGAGGGGGTACTTCAACAAAAATAATATTCCAAGCACTTGCAAAAAATAACGAAAGTTCAAAATTAACATGTTTTGCATTAGAACGTACAAGTGAAGATTTTAAAATTCCTGAAAATGTAGAGTATGTATTTCATGGAGGAGATTTCATGGATTCATACTATCAAAATCCCATTGATCTAAAAAAATTAGATTTTGTATTTATTGATGGACCTCATGAAGCCTATTTTGCCACCTTCTTTTGTTACGATATATTGGATAATTTGAACTCCAACACATTAATCCACATTCATGATTTTCAAGAACCAGATGTTCTTCAAGAAGGGTGTGAAAAAGGTTGGTATACTTTAGGTGAATTCATGAAATATCCTACAATCACTGATGAGGCATTTACTGTTTATTATCATTTGAAACATCATAAAAATTATGAAGTATTGTGTAAATCAAACGATCTCCTTGAAAATAATTTTGAGTTGCTGGATTTCATAGAACATGTATCTGATTGCACATACAAAAATGGTAATTTTTCAAACATAAAAGGAGGATTCTTCAAAAAGAAAAAACCCAGGATCAAAGATGAGACTGCAGCTTCATCTTTTTATTTATTAAAAAAATAAGTCTCAACACACTTACTATTTTATTAAGATCACCAAATAATACAAACACGCTTCTTAACTTACATGTTCACAATCAGGACCAGTACATATTTCACATTTTAATGGCATATTCATTATGTAATGATCATCAGGCAAATCAGTATCTAGTATATTTTTGTCATGTCTTACACACCAAACTTGGATTCCTGTTTTAGTTCTGCCAACTACAATCCTTGCTAACTCTTGCATTGATTTGTTTCTGCCATATTTTCCGTCCATATACTCTTGGACACATTCTTTACAATTAAAAACCATGAATATTTTATGTAGCATTGTAAACTTTTATTTTAAAAGTTATTGGATTATAACTTGAGATTCAATTATTATTGAATCTAATATTAAAGAATTTAGAGATGAAAAAGCAACAGAAAACGTAAATCTTGAGCATAATCTTTAAAACAAATCAAAAATTAAATTAAACTAGTGGGATTAAACAAAGTTTTCGGCATTACAATTACATGTTTACTATTTACACCATTAATGCTTGTTGCAGTTCCTGCTGCCTTTCCTTCACTTCCTCCTGATGAGACTGATGGATATGTGTTAGATTATTCAGGGGGAACTTTTTGGTATCTTGATCACGGATATAATGAATTGACATATTTTTCATTTTACACTTTTTTTAAATATGGAATTGAACCTGACTGTATAGAAATGATAGAGGAGATAAATAATGAAATCAATAGTTAATCTGTAATCTGGAATTTTAGTTCATGTAATATTGGAACAAGTTCTTCATCTATTTCTTTCAGTTTTTTTCTCTGACCTTGAAAAAACCATTCAGGTGATGGTTCATTTTTTCTCTTTCTTATAATAACTGCATGTAAAGTTGTTTGTAACTTGTGAAGGGCTTCTGCATATGTGTTTTTAAATTTATACTGGTCCTGTTCAGTTAATTTATTAAGTAACATAGGATCTACTTCCTTAGCAATATTGACTAGTGCTTCTAAGACATTTGAACAATGTGAAATAAAATCATCATAACGGTATACGGATTCTGAAACAATATCTTCATGGTGATTCACAGATTCTGAAACATCAATCATATTTCAATTACCATTGAACTTCATATTAATCATATCATCAAGTTTTCATTATCCAGATTTACACTAATTTTATACGAGAAACATGGTATGTTGTCTGTGTTTGTTGGTACAATAATTATTGAATGTCATCATGATACAAATTAAATTTAAAACAAACCAATGTGTATTCAATGTATGAAAAGATTGCCTGATGAAGAGTGGCAAAGAAGATACAAAGCTAATGCTGCAAGACAAAACAAGCGTACATGGGAAGCTAAAATCTATTTAAAAAATAATCATCTTAAAGAAATAATGTGTGATATCTGTAATGCATTTGGATATATCAGAGTAGGTAGAATAACTATCAATACTGTTAGAATATCCTGTGCAAAATGTAAAAATTCTAGAATAATCAAAGTAGCTCTTCCAAAGCGTTTTGTTCCAACCAAATAAGATTTTAATAGTTGCATTATGTGACTTGCAATAATTATTGAATCTCAAATTAAAAACTATAATTAAATATAAAAATTATAGTGATTATTTTCAACACAAGTTCATGGCATTATTGGTTGGTATCGTATGTCTTTGGTGATTCACTTTTTGTTGAAAAGAGATTTGATGTTGATGCTACAATAAAAGTAATTGAAAAAGAAGAAACAGAGTTTCACAACAAATGGAGAAACGCAAGCTTTGATGAACTAAAAAAGCAGTATGACTTGTTTAAAGTAAAAAGATCTTCATTAGTTTACAAGTCCATTCCCAAAACTGTAAATTTATGTCCATATCTGAGAGCAGTAGTAGCTGCTGTTATTTTCTTTCCCTTTGCAATAATTGCAAAAAGAATTCCAAAAAGAAAACAAAAGCCATTTGATATTAAAAAGTCTAGACGAAATACCAACATTATCAAAGTTATAGTCATTGCAATTATGGCAGTCTGGGGTACATACAATTTACTTCAAGGAAATTATGGAATAGCACTTTTTCAGTATGGTGCAGGATCATTTCAGTGGTGGGGAAAGTATCTCTTTGAATTTATTACAAATTATACTGCAAAAAGAGAAGCAAAAAAAGAGAAAAAAGACGACACTCCAAAACTTTTAGAAAACCCAAGCTTGCTTTTGACTTATCTAAAATCAAACCACAACAAGGTCTGTCCACCAGTTGCGTTTGTCAATGAGAATGACACTGAGGTTAGAGTATAGATATTGAAACAAATTCCGTTTTGGATGACATGGGTGCAGGATAACCATACTTGTAACAAGGAATGCTCAGGTTCCAAGTTTCATACTAGTTCTACTAATGAGGAAAATGATACACAGTCTATTTGCATTCATTTAGAAAATAGAATCCAATTTGAAGGTGCATATTCACTTGATCACCTAACTGTATATTCTAAAATTTTCAAAGATGGATTTTTTTGTTTTGGGTGTTCTTTGTTTCATCCAAAGATACTGTACTATGAGATAAGAGAACGATTTAGGGGATAGTATAGTTTTTGAATTACATTAACAGTCAGTGTATCACTGAGAATCTTACACATGTAACCTCACATGAGGGATATGATGGCATGATGAATAATGGCATTAAAATTCAAGACAGGGGAGATGATGCATTACTATACAAACCACCTGGATTCTGGATATCAGTTAATGGAGACTGGGAGGAATGGTGTACTGGGAATGAATTTAGAGATGTAGAAGGATCAACAATATGTGATGTATATCTAAAACCAAATCTTTCATTCATTAGAATATCTACAGTAAGTGATGCTGATGAACTTTTTTTGTTTCTAATCCCTGAACTAAAACATCATAATCTTTTTCCAGAATATTCTTTTTCTTGCTCATTAAGTGATTTAATGAATATTTCACAATATCAAATTACTCAATTACAAAAAGGCAATATTGTAACTGCACGTTCAGTATGGAGCAAAGCCCTTGAGAACTGTGATGGAATCTATTATGATGATTCATCTGATTTGCATTTTCACACTATTTTCAATACTTGGGATTGTAACAGTATTGTTTTGTTTGATTCTACAAATGCAACTATTTCAAAACAGGAGGAATTGTATTGAGTCAAGAAGATTATTGGTGTCTGTTTTGTGGTATGGATGGTCCAAGAGTACGTTGACTCGCATTACACTAATGAGTTTCAAAACATGGCTGACTCGCTTTCATCTTCTTGGTTTCAAATGAATAAGGACTCGTATGCATTTTCTAGTTTTCATAGACAACTTGAACTCGTTTGCATTATGTGGGTTTCATTACATCAGTGACTCATACATGTGCATTGGATTTCAGGGTATATTTGATTCGCTTCTTTTCTCTTGGTTTCAATTGTATTTTGACTCGTAAAACGTTCTTGTTTTTTACTCTTACTTTGACTCGTATCTAAATACTGGTTTCCAATCGGTAAGATGACTCGCATGAGATTCGTGGGATTCAAACAGATTCTAACTCGTACAAGCTATGTGGATTTCAGGGTTTAGTTGACTCATTTCTATCCATGTATAGGTTTCATAAGTACATTGACTCGCAATCATATTGTGGGATTCACACATTTCGTGACTCGTAATTTTATTATGGTTTTCTTTAAGTGCACTGACTCGATCTTGTCTATTGGCTTTCTCGGTTTTTTTGTCTCGAACCTTGCATGTGGGTTTCAACCATTCAATGTCTCGCTTTCTTCTTATGGTTTTCAAAATCTCTAAGACTCGTACCTTTAACATGGATTTCAGTATTTCATAACTCGTATCGCCTTTTTGGTTTCAAATGCCTCCCTGACTCGTTTGCATCATCTGGATTTCATGACAAGAGTGACTCGAAGTGCTTACATGGATTTCACATTCACGCTATCTCGTTCTTCTTCAATTCTTCTTCAATGGGTTTCAAAGTTATGGTAACTCGTATCTATTGAATAGTATTCAATAAGAATTAGACTCGTACATCTTTTTTGGTTTTCTGGTCTATGATAACTCGCAATCATACTGTGGGATTCACACATTTCGTGACTCGTATACTTTTTCTGGATTTCACATGAGAGGTGACTCGAAAGGAATGTTTGGATTCCATAACCACTATAACTCGTATCTATATGATGGATTTCACTAACTAAATGACTCGTTTGCCTATATGGTTTCAAAAAGTATGTTGACTCGTAGACCACTTTTGGGTTTGCATTCTATAGTGAACTCGTTTGCATAGTTTGGATTTCATAAATTACATGACTCGAAATGTTTTGGTGTTTTCTTTTCATTCGTTTATTGTCTCATATTTCTTAGACTCGTACTGCATGTGTGGGTTTCAGCAACAAAATGACTCGTACCTTTAGATGGGTTTTTCAGGATTTGCTTGACTCGTATACCTTAATTGATTTTAATTATTACTCCTGACTCGTAGCTATATGATGGATTTCACAAACTAAATGACTCGTAATTTTCTTTTGGGTATCATGGTTTGTGTAACTCGTAACCATTTTTTGGTTTTCAAAAGCCCCCTGACTCGTATGGCCTATATGGTTTTCAAAAATGTGCTGACTCGTTTATGCTTGTTGGTTTTCTATCGCAGTCTGACTCGTATACACTATTTGGGTATCAAAAGTGTGTTGACTTGTATCTATTACTTGGTTTTCTAATCTACATGTGAACTCGCAACAATACACTCGGTTTCATTATTTCTTCTAACTCGAATCCCCTCTTTGGTTTACACATTATGATAGTCTCGTAACTAATCCTTGAGTTTCAAAAGTCTTTTAACATCACCTCAGTTGTCAGTAAATGCTTCTACTACACTGTGACCTAAAAGTTGTTTTGCATATGGCTCTGTTACTTCCAATCCCTGCTGTCTTCGCCAAGTCTGCCATACATGAGCCAAAAATATTTTTGATACCTTTCTCATGGCTCGATTATTAATGTGTCCATCATTAAAGAATGTCTTGCCTTTGATTATCTTTTTTGTTGGATGCTTTCTTCGCTCATCTTTTTTTATCTGATCATATAGTTTTCTGTACTTTGATTTTGTTGCTGATTGTTTTACAAATGATGTTGCAGCCTTCCAAGCTAAAACTTTGAGTTTGTCATTCCAATTTGATTGGTATCCTGACTGTCTCTTTTGTAAGATGGGATTAGTTGCATGTCCACACTCAGGACAGTTCTCAAATGGATGTAGTTTCTTTGCAATCTTTCCTGTTGAATATTTGACTTCAACAGATGTTGGCTTTTTACATTCTGGACAATATCTGTTCATCCCATATCCTGAGTACTGCCAAAGTGATGATACATGCTTGAACTTTTCAATATCATCAATGTATGCAATGAGTCCAGCTGAGAGTAATGGTCCTATGCCCTGAATCTTTACAAAGTATTGTGTGTATAGAGCATGGTTTAGTAATTGTTTTTTAATAATTTTTTCTAAATCTAACTCAAAGTTCTTGGCATTTTCCATAATTGTTGTAATTCCAAATATTGACAACTCTTCTTTGCTCAATGTATTTTCTCGCTCTGATGCTCCAATTCTAAGCTGAGTCTGTATTCGTTGTCCCTGAAAGTCATAGTAAATGTCTACTAAATTTCTTAGCAGATAGTGCGGTATTTTTTCTGAATCAGGAAATGGAATTGGGACTGGTTCTTTTTTAATTCTAAGAGTAAGTGATCCTGCACCACCACCACTTGTTTCTCTTTTTGGTTTTGCTATTTTTTTTGTAGGTACTTTTTCAGCTCGTTTCTTTATGTTGCTTTTTACATTTGAACGACTAGAAGACTTGGTTTTTCTTTTTACAAGTGCCTTTGATGCTACTTTTCTGCTTGCTAGTTTTTTCTTTGGCTGTTTTTTTGGTTTAGGTTTTTTTACAACAGCCTTTCTTTTAGATGCTATTTTCTCACATCCCCTTTAGATAGTTGCAGATTTGCTTTTGGTGCTGCAATATCTATGATATAGTGATAAATCCCCCTCATTGCAAAAGTATCTCGTTTTTCAGCTAGTTCTCTAATTTTTGGTGCTCTCTTTAAGACATCACCAAGTTTTACCATATCATCAACTGATAATTTATTTTCATAAAAGATACGAAAGTAATTTCTCAATAAAGTATAGTGATAAAATAATGAATCAGGATTTGTTGCAACTTGTTTTAAAATTGGAATGAATCTTTTTACTGTTGCAATGTCTTGAGGTGTGGTAGCTGAGATAAAGTCATCAATGGCTAGTGGTCTTATTGCTCTAATTGATGTTGATTTTGCATAATGCAGACAGTTAATTACATTTTGGTATGCCATTTTATCTGCTGTTCGATAATGGTCACATTCGCCTCTTAGAGAATTAAAGAAATTATTTTTGCCATCATCAATTCCTTTTAGATGATCAGCTAGTGTGAGTGGTTTACCCAAGTTAAGTCTACGATATATTTCTCGTCTGTTCCCTCCAAGATAACAAAATATGATAAGATCATAAGTTTGCAGTCCAAACTCATCTCTTGCATATCTCAATCCCTCAATTCTGTGTTGTCCGTCTAGTACCTCAAACTTTGCAGAACTGTTACTAGTAACTACTCGTAAGACATTATCAGTAAATTTGTTATCCATCATGGCTTGAGCTATCGTGTGAACTTTGTGTTTGGATATTCTTCTCTCAAAACTTGCGTACTGGAATGTTTCCTCAATTTTTGTTAAATCAAAATTTTTTAGGTTTGTAATTTTTGCTTCGGGTGGCATGTAGACACTGACACTTTTTTGCTCACTCACATTAAGCAAATAAAAAATTCATACTTAATTGGAGATTCAATAATTATTGAATGTCAAATCTTTTATTCTAATTATATCTGAATCGTCTGTTAGCTCTAATTTTAGATATTTGGAATCCTTCTGGATCATACTTTGTTTTACCAATTATACAATAAATAATTGCCATAACTGTATCCTTTGGGTGATTGTATTCTTTTTTGGCTTTCTGTCTTGGGTCATCTTTACTAATCTCCATGTTAGTTTTGTCTAGGTCTTTTCTGGTAATATCACAAAAATCATTAACTAAAAAGTCACACTCCCAGTCATTTTTGAATGGAATTATTAACTGTGATACTTGTTTGCCTTTCTCATCTGGAACCTTACTGCCAACAAAATCAATAAAGTTCTGAATCACCTGAGTCTTATCAACTGAATAGTGTTCTTTTTTCTCACCTACAGTTGGCGAATCTATTATATCCTGATTTTTATGTCTCATTGTTTCAGTTGTAATATTTCCTGATGTCCAGCATCCTTTGACTCGTCCCCGTCCTAACCCTACAACTTTTTCACCCAATGATGTGTATCCACCGTTTTGCATTAGTGTAACTTTGTCTTTACCATATCCCAAATCAGCTACACAAAAATCACAACAATACTCATGGTATAGTTTAACAAAGTATGCTGCTTGATCATATTCATGTTCTTGTGGTCTAGAATCAATCCATGCAATTTGGTAACGGTTTGTCTTTCTCCAGTATATTATTACAGTGCCAACAGTTTTTGATGCAGCTGGTCCCGAACCCCAGTCAATTCCTAAAAATATTAGAATCTCGTTTTCATGTATTTGTTTTAGTTCCTTTATTTGCTTTGGAGTTAACAGTGTAAGATTGTAATCATAACACGCCTCAACCATTTCAGGAGTGATTGGTCTTCGCATTGCCTTGAAGAAATTTCCATATACGTGAGCTTGCACAATACTTGAGGGATTATATTTTTCTTGAAACTCTATAGAATTTTCAGGTCTTGTTTTGTATAGGTTAACTGCATCATGTATTGTTAGTGGAATTCTTGCAAAGATTGTTTGAGGCATGTGATATCCTCGGTATTCTTTATTCTCAGGATATGCTGCAACCCACTTTCCTGCAACAATATTTTCTGGATGCTCGTTTGCTAGATACCCTTCATCATCAAATTTTAGCTTCTCTCTCCAATATTTGTCATCAAATTTCCATTCATTTTGGTCTGACTTTTTCCACAACTTGTACCATTCAGAACCAGCTTCCCCACCAATTCCTAAATAGTAACACTGTCCTTTGGTCATTGTCATTGAGTATAATGCAGCAGCTCGAAACTGTAACTCTTGGTACTGACATTCATCAAAAACCATTAAACTATTTGTCATTCCCTGGACGTTATTGAATTCGTTCTCATCAGTTCTGACATAAATTACAGAATTGTTTGTAAGATTAATTTCTCCAACATTTGCCCTACCATGCATTAGAAATGGCGATAACAACTCATTTCGCAGCATTGTATCTTTTCTGAATCTCTGTTTAGACCATGCAGAAACACGGTCTTCCCTATCTACGATATATGTGACCTCAGAGTTTGCATGACTAGTTGCATAGCAACCGATGATATCCGTACCAAAAGTTGATTTAAATGATTGTCTACCATTAACAACAACGATATTCGGTGATTTGTCTTTATACACAGCAATCCAAAATGGTTCCCACTCAAAGGTTCGCTTTATCTTTCCTACATAGGGGCGAGCAATTTTAATCCATTCAAGATGATCAGTTGGTAGTTGTGTGATTAGTGATTTTGTTTTAGGTGGTGATACTTGTTTTTCAATATCTTCTAGCTTTTTCTCAAATGAACCAGGCAAGCATCTATCTTCCTGGCTTTAGAAAATCTTTTAGTAACTCTGGTGGAATCTTTTCTAGCTTCTTTTCAATGTCTGCTAGTCTCTTTTCGTGTTGGTATGCCTTTGCAAGTCCAGAGTGAACTTGTGCAATATATCCAATAGAGCCACCAAGTTTTGTAATGTAGTCAAGTGTTGGTTGTGAGTTGTCATCATTTTCTTTTTCATATCTAATGAATCGCTTGTGCAGTCTCTCAAAAACTTGTATGATGCCTTCGTACATTTTTTCTGTTTCAAGCTTTTCTGGTTGTATAGATTCCAACAGCTATTGATTTTTTTTCAGATTAAAGGTATTTTTAGGTATGACATGACTAACACATACAATAATTATTGAAGATAAAAATTTGTCAAAGTTTCATCTAGTAATTTTATGATTAATCTTCTTGAGGTTTTCTTAAAGGACAAATATTTATGCAATGAATCCAAAAAAAAATTGGTATTAATCAATGGAGAAAAAAATAATTGGCAACATGCTTAGGTCATAGAGCACGTACACCAAAATACCCTAATGGAACTGGATGTTATCACAGAAGTCGTTCGACACAAATGCGTGACAATTGGACCAAGTGGCAGTTGTGTTTCGGGTGTGCAAGAAAGTTACATCCTCAATTTTATAAAAATACAAAAAATCACGGAGTCCGTAAAGCAAGAACTATGGAACAAAATTATACTGATACTCCATTTTCCATAGCAGAAATGCCCACTAGTTAATAATATTAATAATACCTTTAATTGAGAAAACAATTTTTTAGTATGGTTTTAGATCCTGGAAAAATGTATAGACCGACTGATGTTGCCTTTGATGTTGCTAATAAAAGTGTCTTTGTAGTGGAGCAGTTTAATCACAGAATTTCAAAATGGGACTACACTGCTTCAAATTTTGATTTTGTTCTAGATGGTAGTTGGGGAAGTAACTCTGATGGCACTTCTGGTGAAGGTGGTCCTATTGGGGACGGTGGTTCAACTGATAATTCATTGTATCGTCCTACAGGAATTGTCTTTGAAAACTCTAGACTAGTTGTAACTGATACATTTCATAACAGAATTAGAACATTAACTGCTTCCAGTGGTGAATTTATTGATTCAGGTTCAGTTGGAGAAGGTGGTTCTGGTATTAATGACTTTTATCATCCAGCAGGAATTGCAACTGATAATTCTATTTTAGTTATTGCTGATGAATTAAATCACAGAGCTGTAAGATATACTGTTGGTGATACTCCTAGTGCTCCAGCAGAATTAGACACTCCTAATCCTTTAGCTTTTAACAGACCTCATGGTGTAATTTTTGAGGCTACAAATAATTTCTTTATGGTTACTGATTCTTTTAATGGTGTGATTAGTAGATATGATACAGCAGCTACGACTTTTCTTGCTCAATTTGGAGCACCTGGAACTACTGGAACTGATTTGTTTTTCCCAGGAAGTGGACATGGTATTCTCACTGGTAATGCCACTACCGCATTTGCAGATACAAGAAATAATATTCTAAAAACTGTAGCTACTGATACAATTGCAAACACTACAAACACATCGCCTGGAACTGGACCTGGGGATCTTTATTATCCTGAATCTGTATCTTCCTTTCAAGATACAAGTAACTATGTTCTTGCAGCAAATACACTCAATAATCGAGTTGAAGCATATTCTAATATTGCTGCTGCTCTTACTTTTGAGGTAAACTTTGGTTCTCCGTAAAAATACCCTTATTCTATAAAACAGCTTTTTTTTATGGGATTTGGTACCAGACTACGAAACGGTTTAGCAAAGATTCTTACCAGTGAGGAATATGTAGCCAGACATCCCACAAGGTCGCTGAATCTGAATCTAGTCAAAGATACAATGAATAGTACACTGTTATCTGAAATGGTGCCAGGTCTTTCTCAGCCAGTTTGGGGACCTGAAATTTCTACAGTAGGTGCATATTCTCGTGAAGGTTATACGTCAAAAACTTTTTTTGTACCTAGCGTGAGATTTGATGTTCAAGCTGTTGCATTACAACAAGATGAGGATGTACAGCTTGCAATTAATGATTTAGCATCCAAAGTTACAGGTGGTCAACACTACATCAAAGGAGATTCAGAAAGTTTCATAGAGTACATGGAGGATTTTACTGCAAACCTTCGCTTTGATACATTTGATACAGAACTAGTAAAGGAAATGTTATGGTATGGAAATTCTATTTGGAAACCTAGAATGGGAATTCGTAACGTTGAGCATTTCTCAGATCTTATGCATATTCCAATATCATCGTTTCAAAGAATATGGGTTGATAGGCAACGTGTGCCATACAAATTAGAATTCCGAGGTCCAGAATATCAAGGGTACCATAATGTTGGCGAGGTAATGCATTTCAAATGGAATCCAGTTAACGCATCACCATTTGGTACAGGCTTTGGTGTGTCAGTAACATCAACTCGTGAATTTACAATGCCACTAAATGGTGAGGATTCAGTTGATGTTACATTACCATCAATGCTTGACAGAAAGTATTCCACACAATTTCAAATGCAAATGGCAGAACAGCGTTACATAAGTAGAAATGTTTGGATTGCAGATGGTGCATCAGCTGATCAAAGAGCAGCACTACAAGCAAACATAGAGTCTGCACAAATTGGACAAGACATTATTTCTGGAACAAACGTTGAGATAAAAGAATTAGGATCACAGGCTAGGAATTTTAATCCAAGTCAGTTCGCAGATATTACTCAAGGACCATTATTCAAAGCACTAAATGACTTTAGAGGAAAACAAGCTGGAGTATCAACTCATACATTTGCAAACGCTGAACGTGCAGCTCTTTTAGATGAGTTGGGATTAACGGCATTTCCAATTTCAGTAAGGGAGCAGCTAAATGAATTACTATTCAAGCCTTGGTATGATACACATCCATTCTTTGATGTTAATTACTATGGTGGAATGATTCCAGTTCCTTGGCATTTAGCACGATTTGATATGAACTTTGGACAAGTAGAGAAAAAAGATGTAGCAGTAGCTGACATGATAAAGCTAATTGATTTATACCTGCAATCACCAATGCCAAAAGATCCTAAACAAATTCTCAAATTATTTGAGCAGGCAGGACTTCCAATTGACGAGGATTACCTAGTCACAATTGATAATGTGTATAATGATCCGCATGGACAGTTAGCATTTGGCAATGCAACACTAAACCAAGGAGGAATAGAGCAAGGAGGAATAGTTACACCGCCAAATAAAACAGCAGATGGAACATATCTACCAACTGCTGATATTGGAGGCGGTCCTGTTTTTAATAATCAAGTTATGGGCAGTCCACCGATGGACAATCCAATTTATGACTCTATGATGCGAGATGTTAGAGGAAGTGGCAATCCATTTGTTCCAACAAATTTCAGACAATCAAATCAATCACAAGATTGGGGATGGGGACGAGACTATGAGTAGTGATTTTACAAATGACAATTTTAATTGGTGGAATAATACCACAGCATCAACTAGTGATGGTATCTTTTCTTTTTCAAGTACAGCTACAAATGCAACACTAACTAACTCTAACTGGTGTGTAGTTAAAACACCTGACAAAGACTGGATGCCGTATCCGCATTTTGAATATGAACCAAGATGGCATCAAAAGTATTCCAGATATAAAAATCAGATGGAGCACATGTGGGATTGAATATTAAAATTAATCTTTATGAAAACTTTATTGATATTACAATAAATAATAATGATAATATTGTACCACAACAACCACAAATCCCAATAAATTACATCTCTACTAGAACATTAGAGGAAAACAGATAAGCAGAAAAATACCTTTAACCTAAAAACAAACTAATCTTTGTGCCACAAAAATTAGATGATTGTGTAGCCAAAGTCAAAGGACAAAAAGGAGTTGATAATCTTTGGGCAGTCTGTAACGCAAAACTTGGCAAAGAAACAGATACTAAAAACATCAAGGCAGAAATTGCAGAAGCTAAAATCAAAGAACATGTAGGGGATCATGAATTTCTAGTAAAAAACAAAAACGATAAAAGAGTAAATGCAAACAGACAGGTTCCACTTTCTAATCCTCCAATTACAAATAGACCAGTAGAACCTGACATCCACAAAACTACAAAAGGAATTGGTGGACAAGTGGGAAAAATTGACAGCAATTCTAACACAAATAACATGACTACTGATTTGTGGAAAAAAATTCTTGACACTCAGTTGAGGCGAAATGTCAAAGAACCAAGATACTAGATCCGCACTATGCGGAAACTGCAAACACTTTGTTGCAGGAGGACTATGTGAGCTAGTAAAGGGTCAGATTAAAGCTAAAGACACATGCGATTTACATGCGTATGGGCATCCTCAACCAATTGATACTGAAGTTGATCCAAAATACAACAAGCTAGAGGTAAACTACAAGCCAGGATTTATGGTAGAGACTACCACTGGCGAGGTTGCACAAAAAGCAATCCAGATGGAGCATGAACTATTAGCTCGAGGAATACCAGAAGAAGAAGCTCACAGAGCAGTTATTGCATATTTCTCAGAACGTGAACCGCCATATGCACAACCTTGGCCTGGAGGAGTAACTGGAGTTGATGCAGCTGGTATAGTTAACAATGTAATAACTCCAGACAGTGGAGAACCAACTACATATTTCCAAGGACTACCCAAAGACGTACAACCATACCCAACACCAAATCGATCACCATATGGAATTGGTTCATCAACTCAACCATACCAATCATTTTTTAGCCCAGATCCTAACAGTGTTGGTTCACTATCAAATGTTTATGATGTACTAAACCCACCATATCCAGGTGACAACACAAACTGGAGTGCAACTGCATCTCAGTTAAATTCAGAACCATCAATGCACAACGAACATGGATTCAATGTAGCTAAAGCAATTCCTGAATGGCGATACAACATTGAAGACTCTCAAATGTATCCATTAAAAATTCCAGATATTATAATTCCTCCAAGTGGTATCAATCCTTTAGCTGAGGCAAAAAAAGAAGATAAGAAGAAAAAGAAAAAAAATTTTCGTGATTTGTTGTTAAAGTGGGCATTACTACTTGGCGGTGCAGTAGGAATTGATAAAATTCTAGATAGTTTAAAGCCAGATGAATCACTAGAGATTTTTGCCAAATACACTGCAAAGCTTGATGATAAGACTTGTGTTGAATGCAGAAATGCAGATGGCAAAGTTTTCAATCTAGTTGAGGTACATATGCGACCTGTACTACCAAGTGAGAATTTAGGATATACAACTAGACATCCTAATTGTAGATGCAAATGGAATGTAGAAAAAAATTATACTGGTACGGCAGATTCACTTTCAAGAAAAGAGGAATCAGAGATTCACAAAATTGAATCACACATTAGTAGTGCTGCAAAGGGTGGAACACTACACAAAGTAAAAAAAGACGGCAAACTTTTAAAAAAAACTACAAAGAAAAACCCACTAAAAGAAAATACTTGTGCATGTCAACAAATACCGCCAATACAAATCCCTCCAATACAGATACCACCAATTCATTTGGAGTTGCCAAGAAAGTCTTTGCAAGAAAGCATTGCAAATCTTCGCTCACAATTTGATTGGTTGACTACCGATTACATTTCAAAGGCACGAGAGTTAGCATATGATTCTGGAGGAGTGCTGTATCTGATACGAGCAGCAGGGGAGACAATCACAGATCATACCAGTGAAGGTGAACCATACAGACGAAAACTATCTGCTGAGGAACTAAACTCTATGACAAGGACTGCAATTGGAAAAAATATGGACATTAATCATCAACCAGAATTTGAAGTAGATGCAACTATTTTAGATGCAGAGTTTGACAAGTATAGAAAAGAGATACAGATGTTAGTTATAGTCAAAGATAACGCAATTAACAATGCAATTGATGATGAAATAATTACCGCAGTATCAATTAATGGAGGAATGCCCAGAAGTGAAAGCATAGAGCCATGTGATCATAACTGTACATCTGATAATTGTGAATTGTGTTTGGTTCCAAAGGGTGTGGTGTTAGGTGAGATTGATGGGATTGGAATGACATTTGTTATAACTGATCCTAGAGGGATGTATTGGGATGGACACTTTATACCATCTGCGGAACCAGGAATTAAATTTACTTTGATCCAAAAACTTTAGGTCTAATAATTATTAAATTAGTAAATGGGATGGAGTATCGAAAAAAATCGTGAATACCAACGCATCTGGGCATTTTAGAAAATCTATCTTAAATAATTTACAAAAACATTTTTGTAATAATTAATTTGTAATATCTACATTAAAGTATTTTTACAAAAAAATAAAATTAAAATTCTTTGTTAAACATTTCTTAAATTGAAAATACCCTTAAACTAAATACACATTACAAATTATTGCGACTCATTAAAAAATTACAAGAATGTGCTACTATGGGACAAGCTGATCCTATTCTAACTAAATTGGGAGCTGGTCCTGCTGTTAAAAAATTAGTAGAGACTGCACTTGCATTATCAAGCTCCGCTGATCCTCAACAAAGAAATCATGCTTATTCATTTATGGAGTCAGCCATCAAAGAACTTGAAGATGAAAACCAAGCTGATCCTGGTCTTGGACCTGATGTAGATGATGGAATTAGTGCACCAAAATTAAAAGAAGAAGAAGATGATAACAATGAAAAAAAATTACATGAAGAACATGAAGGCGATGATGTTTTCAAAAAATTACATGAGCAAGATGATGATAAAGATGATCACAAATTACATGAAGAAGTTTTAGATAATCACAATAACGGACCAAGAGAAGACGGTTCTGAGCAATCAACTGATAATGTTGCTCCATATCCAGCTCAAGGAGTTGACACCACTAATGGTGAGAAACCAATGCAGGACATGGATGGTACTGTAAACCAGTGGAGTGAGACTAATGGAATGATTGTGCCTGGATTGCCACCTATACAGAATATGGGCGGTAACATGGGCGGCAATGGCAATATGGGCGGTAACATGGGCGGCAATGGCAATATGGGTGGTGACATGGGTGCAGGAGCTGGTTTGATGCCTGATATTGCAAGAGAAATGGGTGCAGGAATGCCAGCACCACCACCAATGGATACTAACCAAATGATGAGACAAATGCAGTATACAGTCCAGCAAGAAATGAGAAAATATCACAACAAAGTTGTAATACCACTAAATAGAGTTATTTCCCAACAAAGAGATGCAATTCTAAAACAAAGAGAGGCATTTGTAAATCAAAAAAATGCAATTAAAAAACTTTCAGTAGACATAAGAGAAGCAGTAACTAATAATGGTTCTATGAAACTTGACTTGGATACATTGCGACAAAACGCAACTGCAAAGTTTAGAGAAACAACAGAACCTAGTACCCCACTACAAGGATTTGCAGAAGCTCATCAACAAAGTCAAACATTTGTTGGAGTGCAACCACTTCCAAACTATCAGAGAAACAAGGTTGCAATCGCAAGATCAGAAATTGAAAACATGGATAAAATGTTAAACAGTCAAAAGAATCCAATGTATAATTAATAATTAATTAGATATTTTTAAAAAATTATAATTTTATTTTATACTTTGTTTTGTAATTATTGTGTAATTTATTTGAAAAGTTATATGTATAATTTTTTATTGTAATAATATTTTTTGTAACAAATAATTTACAACATTTACATTAAAGTATTTTGCAAAAAATAAAATATTTTTTTGTAAAATAATATTTGTATGTCTTAATACCTTTAAACAGAATAGTTATTACTTTACATTGACTAATCAATTTCCAGGACTAGCAAGGGGACCAATTGATCACAATGCAAGTTCTGTAATTAACGTAATTGCCGATGATGCAATTACGATGGGTTCTCTTCTTAAACTAAAAGATCTTGTAACTCCTACTATTTCTAGTGAACTCTTACCACGAGTTGAAGAGACAACTGGAGGCGGCACTGAATCAGCATATGGTATTGCAGTTGGTGGCGACACTGATGGAATTTATGGTGATGGCTCAACTGCAACTGATGATTCAACACGAGCAACTGCTAGTGCAGGACAAGGTGTTGTAGTTGTTACTCAGGGAAGATGTTTAGCTAGAGTAACTGGATTTAACACTACTGGAGGTGGAGCTAATATTTCAGTTGGAGATGCGTTAGCTCCTAGTGAAGGTTCTGTTAGTGGTACATTAGTTCAAGGAGTTGGAACTGCTGGCCTGTTTGTTATTGCACGAGCATTACAACCAGTAGCTTCGGGTGAGACTGACATTATTGCAGTCGATATTCAAAGGGAAGGATCACCATAGACATGGCTACTTCTCGTCCAAAACACAACAGGCAATCCATATTACAATTAAAAGAAATGGCACATGTCCAAGAGGCACTAGTTGCTAGTGCAGAGGCACAACAAAGAGCAGGATATGCATTTGATATATTTAGACCAATCAGAGAAACACCACTTTCAGTATTCTTTGATAGAACTCACCCTAATGGATTTGAAGAAGGTAGACTAAATCCAAACTTACCTACAATCTGGAAGCATCGCTATGGTATCAGAATAGGTGATGAGGCCAAAGGTAACATGAGAATTGCAGGAAAGGAACTACGAGAAACAGTTTCAGTTCCAAACTCATTGTCTGCATTAAAAATTGCAGATGAGATACTCGAGGGAGCAGAACCATGGTCAGATTGGAAGCAATATTCAAGATTGATAGATATGGATTCTCCAAAAGTTAATGTCCCAATTACAAAATATACAGATACGGTTGGCGGTTCACCAACTGATCAGAAAGGACTAATCATCTACAAAGAAGCTGGCGGTGTACCTCCAGCTATAGGTGGAAAAATTGAAACTGTAGAATTAGATACCAGTGGTACAAACAATTCATTTCGTGGAACTATATCTGTAAACAGAAATGACGTAAAAGATAATAATTTTTTGAGCGTTGAACAATCGCTAAAGAACGCAGGTAACGAATTTTATTTTATGATAGGTAAAGAAATTATTGATACACTAGTTTCACAAACAACTGGACCATCAAACACTGCAACTAAAGCTGCACTTCATAATGATACTCCAGTTCAAAAAGAACTAGAAGCTCTAGTTGAAGTTATTCGTTCAAGGTTCCCAGGGACTTTACGGAATCGAGCAGATACAATGTTTATGAATCCATCTGATGCAGCACTAACTGTAAAGACTGCATCTACTGGCGGTTTCTATCCGTTCTTTAACAGATTTGAGTTAGGACCAACTGATGACACTGATGTAATTAATAATTCAGGATTAGCACAATCACTTGGTCTAAGAGCAGTCTGGGAAACTCCCCAGATAGAAGCAGGAACTGTAATGATTACAAAGAGAGACATTGCCCTTGTAACGGGATTAAGGGAAGATTTAACGATAGAAAATTTCGATTTGTCAGTTGGGGGTCTTTATCAGAGTGATCTTGTAGTAAGAATCGACATCAAACAAGCACATCCTGAAGGTGCTTTTAAGATTACTTCATACGAAGTAACTTAGTAATATGTCCAAAGCAAAATGTAATAGATGTGGTGCAACTGCACAATCTGACACCTTTGAGCAAGCAAGAAAGCAACTCAATCATGCAATAGGTCTAGCTCGTGGAATTAAATGTGGTGATAGTTATGGTGCAGTAAAAGAAATTGGAAAACCAATAGTGGTACCTTCTCCTTCTCGAACAACTAAAACTCAAACAACAAAAAAAGAAGAACAAACAATCTCAGCATCACCTGAAACAATCTCAGACATATCACCAAACTCAGGTATTATATCACCAACTAGAGACACATCACCAAAAACAAAAACTAGTAGCAAAAAATTCAAAGACATAAAATCCTAAATACCTTTATTTTAAATTATTACTTTTTTGTAGTGACTTCATCTATTTATCCACAACCAGTTAGTATTGATTTTGTAGGGTTTGTTACTTCACTTAGCGTTACAAGTAGTAGTGGTTATTCTGGAACTGCTACTGTAACTTTTGATGGTGATACAGACCCCGTTGGAATACTAGCTGTTGCTAATGCTACTATTGATGTTGCAGGCACTGTCTCTTCTATTACTGTTACAAATGAGGGTGCTGGTTACACTTCAGTACCATCAATAACTATTGAGGATCCTGTCTCTGGTACAACTGCTACTGCTACTGCTAATCTAAGTAACGGTAAAGTTATCTCAATTACAATTACTAATCCAGGTTCAGGTTACACTTCATCTTCAGTACCATCAATAATTATTGGTACTGGTTCAGCTCCAGTTGGAGTAAGAGCTACTGCTATTGCTACAATAAATGGTGGTGAAGTTGATTCAATTACTTTATCTACTGGAGGTTCAGGGTACATTACTCTACCAACTGTTAATGTTACTGGTTCAGGTGGAGGGAGTAATGCTGTAATTGCTGTAACAATTGCATCTCTTACATCATCTGTGAATATTTTGAAGAATAATATTGTAATTACAAACTCGTTGGTATTTCCTGGTGGTGGAGGAATCTTACGATTATACTTTGCCTTTGTATTTGATACATCTCCAGGAACTATAGTCGTTTTTAATAATGATGTTGCAAAAGGAGCACTTAATGCAGATAATGATTCTCAAATAATTACTAATGGATATTATCGATTTGATATTGATGTAGAGGCAGATGACAGTATCAATTTAAAATTAGAAAGCGGTACAGGTAGTGATTTACTTTCAGTTAATTTCCTTAGAGCACATCTAGTACAGTTTGGAGCATGATTCTTGATTTATTCACACAAGCCACAACGCTCAGGCAGAAGCATTACAGCAAACACAAATAATCCACCACAAGATCCTCCTCCTCCTCCAGATTCAATAATTTCTGAATCTCAAATTACAGAGTCACAACCTCAAGTAATTGATATTCCAATTGAAGATACTACACCAATTTCAGAAATTTGCGTAAAAGAAGAAAAAATAGTTACCAAAATAGTTACAAAACCAACATTACCCAAAATAGTTACAAAACCAACATTACCCAAAATAGTTACAAAACCAAAAGTTGTAAAGATAATTGAAAAAACACAACCAAAATCTTGGTTCTCTAGAGTCCTCAAAAAATTCGTTTGGTTCTTTAAGAGAAAATAATGGTTCGTGCATATCATCCTCAAAGATTTCCAAAATCTCTTACAACCAATACAAATAATCCTCCGCAAGGTGAAATTCTTGGTGTTGTACTGCCTTTGGATTTAGTACCTGGTGCAACTCATGCTTATTCTACTAGAAAATTAAGAAGTGCTTATACTGGATTTGCTATGAAAGTTAGACGAAGTAGTGATAATGCAACTGATGATATTCCTTTTGATTCTAATGGTGATTTAGATACTACTGCATTGTTGGCTTTTGTAGGTAATGATGATGGTTTTGTTGATACATGGTTTGATCAAAGTGGAAATGGTAATGATGTAATTCAAGCAACTTTCATACGACAACCGCAAATAGTATCTGCTGGTGTAGTTTTAACAGAAGGTGCATCAAATAGAGCAGTTTTAGATGCAAGAAGTGGCACAGTAGTTATGTTTACCGCAGGGAATTTCGGTGCTGTTGCTGACATTTCAGTTTTTCTTGTTAGTCTTGAGAATGGTCCATCACTAGGCACTGCAATGAGAGCAGTTAGTATTGATAATGGTCCTAGTGCCAGATTCTTTATAGGCAGACGAGGTGGGATGACTGATAATGGACAAATAGTTATGCAAAGTAATCTAAACGTAGTTGGTGGTGCAATCTTTGAATTATATCAACAAGCATCAGGCTTTGTTGAATTAACCCCAATCGAACAGGGCTTGATAAGATATTATCAAGATGGTGTTTCACAAGGTACAACGGCATTTAGTTATACATTAAAAACTCTTAATGTACCATTTGGAATATTTGCAAGAAAGCAACCAGAATCAGGTGCTGAGCCGTGGGAAGGTACAATCGGTGAAGTTATCTTTTATTCATCTCAAGAATTTACATCAAGAACAATTTTGGAAGATGACCAAAAAACATACTGGGGAACACCATAAGATGACTTTAAAAAAAATACTTTAGATGAATTAAAAAAATAAAAATCTTAAATGTTTTTTAAATCCAAAATACTTATTCCAAAAATAGAATTTTTTGTGTGACTTCATCTACAGTTTGGAGCATGATTCTTGATGTATGAATCGTATAAATTTTAAATAAATTCAATTCTTAAATTCGTTAATACCTTTATTTTAAAATTATACTTTTTTGTAGTGACTTCACCACCACCAGTTCCTGAAATTTGCATTGAGCCAATTATAGAAATTCCTGAAAAGACTATTCCAATTCAAAAGAAAACCCCAACTTTCATTATAAATATTCTCAGAATCTTTGGGAGAAAATAATGACACGTCACTATTTTTCACAAGGGCGAAACAAAAGTCTAGTTACCAACTCTGATTATCCTCCTCAAAATTTTATGGATAGCACTACTGGAGATACAGGACCTACTGATATGTTACTTGAGAAAGGAATTGAGATGGCATTTGAGAGCGGTATAATCATGGAGTATGAAGGAGTAACTACATAATGGCTGAGAAATGGTCTGTTCAACCAGTAAAAGACACAATCGTTGATGACGATGAGTTTTTGATGATAGATTCTGCTGATCTAAGTGATGCAACTAAAAGTAAAAGAGTAAAATTTTCAGTAGTAAAGAGTACTTCTAATGCTAATGTTGCATTACTTGATGAATCAAACATATACGATTCAGGATTAACGCAAGACCTTAACTTTTCTAGTATTGTCAATGCTAACAATATAGGAATCGGTACAGACCAGATGACTGGTTTTGAATTACACATATCTGATATGGATGAATTAGGAGTAGCCCAGTTTAGAATGACGGGGTTTGGTGGTACCGTTCAACAGAATATGGGTCAGGAATTTGACTGGCAGTATAGGCGTTCAACATCAGGTACTGCCTTTATGGATATTATGGTAATACCATTAGATGATGGGACGAATAGTAATGCTGTAACCAGATTTGGTTTACAGAGTGGTTCTACAGGGAATAACAATACTCAATTTTTTAATTCTAATGGTAACCAACTACAGTCACAACTCGGATCTTTTCAGTCAACTACCTTCTTTAACAGACAGGGTGGCAATACTGCCATAGGTAAGGCTATTGCTAGTTTCCAGCTTGATGTTAATGGTGATATTAGAACTACTGAGACTTTTAAAATAGACAGTGGAGGTGTAAAAGCAGATGGAACTGTAACTATTGCAACACCTGATTTAAGCACTTTTGCAGAAGGAACAGTTACACTAGCAAGTGTGGTAGGTGCAACACACTCATTTGGTGAAGTAACACTAGTCGGTGTTGCAAATACTGAAACAATAACTGTAAACTCACTTATCTATACAGCAGTAACAGGTACAGCAGCAAATGACACACAATTCTCTATTGATGGTGATGATTCAGCAGATGCAGTAGCACTTGCAGCAGCAATCAACTCTAGAGATGAGGCAGTAGTTCGTGCAGAGGTATCAGCAAACGTTATCACTGTCTTTGCAATTACTCTAGTTGCAGCAACTGGTGATGCTATTACTTTAGCAGAAGATGTAGCTAATGTAGGAACAGTAGTAAGTGGACCCACATTAACTGGTGGTTTAGATGTATCTGATGAGGTAACCCTTAACGAATTACAATATTCACCAGTAACAAACCCCCTAGCAACACCTATTGAAGGTGAGTTTGATGTTTCAGGAACTAATGATGAAGCTGCAGAAGCTCTAGATGATGCAATTAATGCAGATATTAGAGTAGGTGATACGGGTGACCTTTCATCTACTGTTTCAACTAACGAAGTAACTGTCATTACTAATGTTGTAGGAGTTGCAGGAAATTCAATTACAATGTCTGAAAACACAACTGGATCTATTGAAATATCATCCACTACATTATTAGGCGGTACAGATGGTGGTGATACTGTAACACTTTACTCTAATTTAGTATACACTGCTGTTGATGGAACCAAAGCCGATAATACACAGTTTGATGGTTCAGGAACTAATACTGAAACTGCTACTGACTTGGCAGATTCAATCAATAATGATACCAGACAAGGTATTCCAACTGCGATTGTAAATGTAGATGCAACTTCATTAGGTGTAATAGTCACACTTACTGCAAGTATAACTGGTACTGTTGGTCAAAATGTATTATTAGCTTCTTCTTCTGTAACAAATCTGCTAACTTCAGGAGCTAATTTAGGTGCTGGAGCAGGAACCGATGGAGAAGATGCAAACCAGCTTAGTATTGCTTCAGGCGATCTTAATAGTATAAACAGTACAGTATCTTTCCCTAATCTTTCTACAAATGATACATTTGCATTACTTGGAATAGCTCAGACATTTTCTGTAAATCAAACATTTGGAACTAGTCTTATCATGAGTGATGGAGCCAATATTGTACTAAATACTACAAATGGAACACAGATTGGAACTTCAACATCCCAGAAATTGGCATTTTATGGAACCACTCCTATAATACAACAAGACCATATTGCAGATCCGTCTGGAGGAACAACTGTTGATACACAAGCAAGAGATACAATTAATTCAATTCTTGCACAATTAGCTACTTTAGGATTACAAGCATCTTCCTAGTTGGGAGAGAATAACTAATGATTCCATAATCAATCCATCAAAATACCCTTAACCTACTAAACAACTTTTTTTTGTGTCCTCAACTCCTGATCAGGTATTTTCTACTATTAATGAAACTAAAGATTACCTAAACATTGCTCGAAGCAATGATGACTCTGATGTAAAAATTAACACTGCAAGAAACGCATCTGACAATTATACTGCAAACCAAATACGATTACATGCAGACATTCCAGTAAGTCCATCTGATCCTGAACTGACATCTATGGCATCACAACTAGCAGCTGCATATTTCAACCAGTTTCAAAACCCAAGAAAAACTGAGATGATGGAGGCAACAAACCAGGCAAAAAAATCAATGCAAGACTATGTTCTAGTTACATATGGACGAAAAAATCCAAGTGGTCTGTCTGGTGCTAATACATTTGGTGTGACATCAGGAATTACGGGATTTACAACAACAACTAGATAATGGCACTACCAACTGCTCCTCTGAATTTATCAGCTGATGGCACAAACATAAACACTGCAAAACTAACATGGGATGCACCTGTTCCTGTTGCAGATCCTGAAATTATTGGATATGAAATAGAACGAAGTTTGGGACGTAGTGTTTTTACTATTGTTGTAGATGATGGGGGCTCTGGTTATGCATCTGTACCAACTGTTACAATAGCTTCCCCTGCATCTGGAACTACAGCAACTGCTACTGCAATACTTGACACAGATGTAGTTGATACAATAACTGTAGATGAAATGGGCTCTGGATACATTACTGCACCAACTGTTACAATAGATCCTCCTGCATCTGGAACTACAGCAACTGCTACTGCAACAATTAACACTTCATTTACAACTATAGTTGCAAATACTAATAGCACTGATACTTTTTTTACTGATACTCCAATAACTCCCGTTAGAATCAATGCTATTTATCGTGTATCTGCAATAAATAGTGAGGGCATTGGATCAGCTTCTGATACTGCAAGCACTACTCTTGCAACATCAGAAGCTCAAACCATACAAGAGTTACTATTTGATAACTGGTCACTAACTGGCGAACTAGCAAAAGAAACTACAGATACTATGACTGAATCTGTTCACTTTTTTGAGCGAGGACAAGTTCCTGGAAATAAATTTCCTAAAGCAATTACTGTTCAAAAGATTAACGCACTAGGAAATGAAAACATTATTGAGCATCCAAAGTTCTTTGAGCAATCAGAAACATTTGAGATTACATGCTTTTTGCAAGTAATTGATGCAGCTGATGATCAGTTTTCTGTTTGGATTGACTTGATGCAACAGATGACTAGTGAAGTATCACGAATTCTTAAGACAGTATTTGCACCATCTACTGTTACTGGAGAATTTTTTTCCACAAACACTGGATGGACTAAAGACGATACGTTCTTGCCTGATGATCCAGAATTAACTAGAACATTACGATTCACACTATCAAGAATTGTATCTAGCAGTCCCGAAGTATTTATTGGATATGGCGGAATTTTGTTATTTGATTTTTCACGCTCTAGTGGTGATTCATTACCAACTGCTGACTATCTATACTCACAAGTTGAGCGAGTACAAATACTGCAAGGATGGCGAAACATTCCATATGTTACAACTGACTCTCCAACTACTACAGCAATTCCCAATTTTTTCAGAGGTTCATTTAGTGGCAGATTTCTCTGCAACATGCAACTCAAAAAAAGTGACATTACACCAACTACACTAAATTCACTTTCTCAAATATTTCTGCCACAATCAAATGGCGAGCTTGGAACTGCCTCATTTTTTCACATCACCCCAAACACTGAGACACCTTCCTCTTCTCTGACCGAACTAGTTTCAGTAAATATTACAAATGTGGAGAAAATTACAGAAAATGAACGACTCGTTGAATTTAGAATTAGTGGAAATCTTACTGGTCCTACATCATTTTTCATTACTGGAGATATGTTGTATGGAAATGAAACTGGCACTTCTGGTAATATGCAATATGAAGATACAGATAACATGGGTTATGGATAAATAAAAATACCCTTATTCCAAAAATTCATTTTTAATCATGTCACTTCCTTGGAGCGAAAAAGCTGAAAAGGCAGAACAAGCTAGTAACGATGATGAAATACTAATATTAGATTCAACAGATTCAAACCCTGATACTACAAATAAACGACTCAAGTTAAGCAATCTCCCTGGTGGAACAGGAGGGGTCAGTGATGGAACAAATCTTGGTATTCCAGGTTCAGAAGTCTTTGCTGAGAAAGCCGTAACAATCTTACAATTTAGAAAATTAATAGGTGAATCAAATAGAATTAATCTTACACAAAATGATGATGATATTACATTTACTTTGGACTCAGTTGTTGTAACTACTGATGATGCAAATACCTATGGGGCAGGAAACAAGCAGTCATTTGTAGCTGATGATGATAATGCTGGAATTAATATAAACAATCAAGTTCCAGCACCAGTAGTAGCAGGTGATATCTTTAGAAGTTCAGACACACTTCAGTATGGTGACAGCACTCCTGCCACAAGAGAGATAGTTGACTTGTCACTTTCTCAAACTTTACTAAACAAATCGCTTGACGTTGCCACTAATATTATTACAGGTCTAACATTAGGTAGTGTTGGTGCTAACAAAGTCGTTGGATCATCATCTAACTTGGCTGATTCATCAAACATTCCACTTCTTAGTGTACTAAATGATTTTGCACAAGGAACTAAATCTCTATTTTTTGTATCAGAAAATAGTTCTCCTTCAAGTGCAGGAATTCTTAGATTGACAAATACAGATGTTATTGGATGGAGAAATAGTGGTAATAGTGATGATCTCTTACTTGAAGTTGATAAAGTTGTTGATAATGATTTTCTAAAATTTAATTCTTCTTTTGTAGCTGCTACTACTTCTCAGGGAACTGCTGATCAAGTATTAACTAGTAATGGTTCTGATAATGCTCCAACATTTCAAAGTCCAGCAACTTCTGGTACATTAAGGATTGTAAGACTAGAAGGATCTAATGTATCAGTAAATAAAACAGCACTTAATTTTCTTGATACCGCTAATAACATTAATTTTCTAGTAGAAGATGATACAGACGAAGCAGAAATTTCTGCTAGCATCTCTTCAACATATCCAGGACAATCAAGTATTGTTACACTCGGTACTGTTACTACAGGAGAATGGCAAGCTGATACCATTGCAGTTCCATTTGGTGGTACTGGTGTTACTACTCTAACTGATGGCGGTATTTTACTTGGTAGTGGTACAAGTGCAATTACTGCATTTGCTGTACTTGGAGATGGTGAAATACTAATTGGTGATGGAACCACTGATCCTGCAACTTTAGATGTTGGCTCATCTTCTGCAATTACTCTACTTGGAACTGTAACTAGTGGTACATGGCAAGCTGGAAATATTGCAGTTCTATTTGGTGGTACTGGTGTTACTACTTCTACTGGTTCGGGTTCTGTTGTGTTAAATCTATCGCCAACATTAACTACTCCGATTATAGCAAGCTTTTCTGCTGCAAACCATGATCACTCTGACACAGCTGGTGGTGGGCAAATTTCATTAACTGATGCAGTTACAGATGCACTTCCAGTTGAAAACGGAGGTACGGGTAGAATAACATTAACTGAAAATGGTATTTTGTTTGGTAATGGTACAAGTGCAATTGGAAATACTGGAGTTGGAACTGCTGGAGAAGTATTGACAAGTAATGGTTCTGGTAATGCTCCAGCATTTCAAACTGATAGTAATGTTGTAACACTTGCTGGCACCCAGACACTCACAAACAAGACACTAACTGCTCCTCGAATTACAAGTGCGAGCAGTATCAATGATTCAAATGGAGCTGAGTTAATTCTATTTCCTAGTGCAGTTGTCAGTGCAATAAATGAAATAACTATCTCAAATGAAGCAACTGGTAATGCACCAATAATAAAGTCAAGCGGTGATAATACTGATGTTTCTTTGGATATTGACACAAAAGGAATAGGAACTATCAACTTACTCAAAGATGTCATCGTAACTGGGAGATTTCAGGAAACATCAGATGATGTAACTGTTGTAGCTGGAGGTGACCTTACTTTAACAGACGGAAATACATTTTATCTTCAATCTACTGAAACTCTTGTGGGCATTGCAACAGCAGGATGGCAAGTAGGTTCTAAAGTTACAATAATAGTGGATACTGGTAGTACAAGTTTTACAAATGGAGGGATGCCTGGTAGTGGATTTGCACCACTAGATCTAGTAACAGGTTTTGCTAATGAACCAGTTGGGACTAGTGTAACTTTTGTTTTCACACCAGAGACTACATGGTTAGAGATTGGAAGAGTAGACTAAAAGACTGTAAACAAAATACCCTTATTTCAAAAATCACCTAAAATTCATGGTTGGTGTTATTGGTGATCTTGTAAATGCACAGAATCTAAAACTTGAGTTAGATAGTTCTACACAAGACGGTATTACTCTTGGCAGATATGTCATGTTACAGGATCTAGACTTTCATCTGGGTAGACCTGAAGCAAGAGAGCCAACAACTGATGGGGGAGTAATCTACTATTATGGAAAAGGTGACCACTATTTTGATGCCACATTACTATTAACCACTTCAGAAATTAATAGTTTTAACTTACTAACTGTACTTGATACTGATGGTAATCTTCCATCCAATGTTTTTAACATAATTGCAGAGCCACGAGGAGGTGGAGATAATGTCACAATGACAGTAACAGCAGAACTTCCTGACTTTAACATAATAAAACCAATTGAAGGTGGTCTGATATTTCGTGTCAGATTCCGAATAACTACGGATACAATTCTGGTGGCTTGAGAGATGGGAGCGTTTTCTCCATTTCGGGATGATGATCTTGATGATTTACCACCACTTGCAATTGAAGATCCTGAAATGTTTAGCAAAACATTTTCTAGTACAACTCCCACCAAACGCAGTACAACAACTCTTGCCCCAAGCGGTAATCTCTACCTGTCTGCATTAAGAACCCAGTCTTTATCATTTAGGATACAGGAATTCATTAATTATAAAATTCTCAGCATTGCAAACCAGACACTCCTAGAGGCAATCCATCAAGAAGCACTCAAAAAAAAGATGCCAAAGCGATACATTCAGAGTATCCAATCTGACTTTGATGGGACCTATCTCTGGATTTGGGTTGACTTTAAGGGAGAAAAACTAGAACCACTTGATGAATGGTTTGAGGAGGGAACACCTGACCATCCAATACTTCCTAGACGAAAAAAAGCATTAATGTGGATACAAAATGGTATTAAATTTTTTTCTAAAGGTCACTGGATTAGTGGAATACAAGCAAGACATGTATTTTCTGAAGGATTTAGAAAAGGATATCCAGAGTTTAAGAAAAAACTTGTAGAAGAACTTGAAGGCGAGTTAGGGAGAAGTATGCTCTTTGGCAGATAGGGAAGACTCTGTTCACATCAGAATAAAAATTGATGTTGATCCGCAAGACAAGCAATTTATTGAAAATCTCTCATCAGAGATGGCAAGAGCAGATGATATTAGAGTAAAAAAAGAAGTTACAATAAAAGAAGAAGAACCAAAAAAGAAAAAAGAAAAAGTTGCTGGTGCTGATTTTGGTGTTCCTACATTTGAGCAAATAGAAACTCGGTATCTAAAAAAATTCATAAAAAAACTCAAAGAAGAAATCAAAGGTGCAGACAGTAAAGACCCTAAAGTAATACTAAAAAAATTACAATTAGAAAAAGTTACTTTACAACAAAAGAAATTCATGAAAGGTCCTGTTGGAATAATAAACAGATTATCATCCCAAGCAAGTGCAAATCTAATTAGACTTGCAACAAATCCTTCTGCATTTATTGTAGCTGGTGTAACTAAACTCTTATCAAAATATGGAAAGGCAGCTGCCAAAGGTGGAATCTATGCAGTACTTGCAATTCTGATTTATGAGACTGTTTTGTTTGTAATAGACCAGTTCATGCAGCCAGGAAGAGCACTTGACAGACGATTCAAGAGGATAGCAAGAATTGAGACAATGAATTTTTATGAAAGACAACTTCAAGAAGAACTTCGACACGGATATCAAGAGATTCGAGTAACTACAATGGCAGGATTACGTGGTGGTCAATCACAGGTAAATGGAAATCTCTTTGAATTCTCTAGTGGTACTACAGGAATTTTACAGTCCTCACCTTATCGTAACAGCCAAGAAATTTATCGTAGTCAAAATGCAAGCGGTTCAGTTACTGATTCGCAAGGCAACCCAAGAAGAAGGAACGTGTTTAATCCTGGTAGATAATACAGCAATCTGGAGGGCAACAACAACTCAGGGAGCAGATGAAGAAGATGCTATTGCAGTAAATATCATCAAATTCAACTCAGAACCCGTTATTGCAACTGGAAGTTTTGTGTTTAACACTGAAGTAAACTATAGAAATTCTACACCTGAAAACCCAAGAGTTGCAGGACAAATAAACGAAGTCCAAGATATGGGATTGCAGGGAATAGATGTTCAAATTACAGGACAGCTAAGGCAAACTCGATTAACTAATGGAGATCTGGCTAATCTAGTAACTTGGCTACAAGAAGACAAGACACTACAGGATGGTTTTCCCAAAGGTAGATTTGGTTTGAGAATGGATGACATGCCACAATTCAATATTACGCCTGCTCTGAATTTTGGATATGTTTTGGCTCAAGCCAGAATAATTAGAGATGGTGAATACAAACAAAAGGCAGGAGTTGTTCTGACTTTGAGGTTTAGTGGTGATCCATCAGGTCTTGGTACATAGAGAAAGAAAAATACCCTTATTTCAAAAACCACCTAAACTTTATTGGCAAATATTGGCAATATCAAAAATTTCTTTGTAACATATTTTTCTGCATCAAGTGATTACACTACAACACTAGACATTACAGAAGAAGTACTAGGAATCTCATTTACTGATACAGGTTCTGGACAGGTAAACGAATGTATCTTAAAGCTTTCAGGAGTATTTGGTAATTTCATTACAACCAAAGGCTCACAGCCTGTACTTGTTCAATTTGACAGATTTAGAGTCCAAGCAGAAGACTTGGCAGGAAATACATATAACCGATTCTTTGAGTTTAATCCACTTGTAGTTCCATCACAGACCAAAACTGATGGAACAATTTTAGAGCTAAATCTAATTGGTATAGAATATCATACACAGCGAATAAATTTTGCAGGAAGATTTTTCTTTGCTGATGCGTTTCGTGTTGCACGAGAAATTGGAGTTAGTTACAATGACAACAGAAATTCTCTGCAACCAGTATTAACCAAACATACACTTGGTTATCTTCAATCAAGTGGCGTTGGAAATGGTTTTCCAAGTTTTACAGTTAATCATTATGAATATGGACTAGTTGAGGATACTGGATATAATCGCTGGAACCAAATGCTTGACAAGCTTGGTTCCTCTGTTGCTTTTGGCGGAGTACTGGATTATTTTGAATTGGGTTTTGAAACTCCAAGTGTTAACCAGTTAGATATTGCATTATTTTCGCAAGGAGGTAGAAGTATTGATCTTGATGATGATGCATCACTTCCAACTCTTATACAACCAGAAAGCGGTGATGTAGTTTTTAATGTCAATATTGGCTCTACTGATGTAGGAATAGCAGCAGCTACTGCAACACAAGTAGCAGCATGGGGATCACAGACTCACGGCTCTCTACCGACAGGTCACTCAAAATATGCAAGTGGTGTTGATCAATTTATTTTTAGACCACAATGGAATGATCAGCTTTTCTATCTAAAAGACTCTCTTGTAAAATATCTAGATAACAAACACTTTCGAGCAAAAAATAATATTACAAGTCCTCCAAATCCTCCATTTCCAAATCCTCCAAGTGATCCTACAAACTGGGAACAAATCGACATGTCCGATGAGTTTGGAGATACAATTCAATATTCAGAATGGACTGATGACAAAGTAAAGGAATGGGCAAACTGTGGTGCTAATCCTAGTGAGGTAAAGTTCATCGGTAATGAAACTATTATTCCAGACACTGATAACGGAAAACTTGGTGCTACAATGTTTGACATTAACATTGTTGTATTGGATAATACAATTGATGCCAAGTTTCTTAGAACTTGGGTAGACTTTAGGATTAGTGATGGTGGCGGTCGTGTAATTCTCATTACTGTGGATGATGGCGGTTCTGGTTACACATCTACACCATCTGTAAATCTTAGTGGAGGTGGTGGAAATGGAGCTACTGCAAGTGCAATTTTATCTAATGGAGCAGTATCTATTATTACTGTAGATGATGGCGGTTCTAGTTACACATCTGCACCAACTGTTACAATAGCTTCCCCTTCATTTGGAACAACAGCTACTGCAACTGCATCTGTAACTAGTGGTGAATCAATAGCAGTAGCTGCTGATAGATGGGCGTATTCAGGACAGCAGAACCAGTTTCCTGTTGGCAGACGAATGCTAATTGATGGAGTTGCAACGGGATTTACAGGAAATGATTCAAACGGAATTCCATTTCTAAATAATATTGCTGAATGGAGTGGCGAAGAATGGATTGTAAAGTACAGACCAGCAGATACTGGAACTGATATTGATAATATGCAGGTAGTAGTAATTGATGATGGTTTAATTTATCAGTGGAATACTGATGACGATGATACATGGAGTTTAGTTACTAGTGATTTAGCAGTTGACTGTTTACATCAATATACTAGCATAAAATCATCTGAATCCTTTGATCCAAAACCTGCTGAGACTGACAGTACTAACCATCCAGATGTAACAAAAGATGGAAGTCCATTTACTACAAACATCTTTTCTGCTTTAGAATTCAAGTATGAAATGGGAAGTAATTTTCTAACCCGTTTTTTATCTGGTTCTACTACTCCAGTAGGTGATTTTTTCAAAAAAGGAGCGTGGGCTGTATTTCGTATTCCATTTTCTCCAAATAATTTTGGTGCACCATCAGTTACTGTAGGAAATGTCTTTGGAACTGCTACTCCATCAGGAGCATTTGGTGAAGATAGTTTGCAGCCATCCTTTCTTGATACGCAAAACATGACATGGACTAGTAGGGGAACTAGAGGATTTAACCAAACAGAAAGCGAGGACTTGGGACAGCTGCAGGAGATTGCAGTAATTATTAAAATTACAAATCTAACTCTGAGTAATGCAAAACTTGACGGAATCACTACAGTTAGAATCTGGATGATTGATAGATATGACAATACAGTATTTTATGACGTAGAGATTCCCTTTGTTGATGTATTTTTTCCAGTAAAGATTCCGTTTTCGTCATTTAAGATTTACAGAGGAAAAAAGCCTAGATTCTTTGATCTTCAACTAAACAATATTGCCTCATTGATTTTACCACAGGAGCTTGAAATTGTAAACAGGTTTGCATTTCGAGAAATCCAGTTCGTAGGATTTCAGCTTCAGAATTTTTATGATGAGTTTGGACGGTTTGCACCTGATTTGTCTGGTAATGCATTAGATTTTGATATTAATAATAGTTCACTTGCTAAACTTTTTGGAGGAACACTTGCACTAACACTTGATGATTTTCATTTTACAAAACCACTTTTAGCTATTGCACGTCAGCCTGATACTGACATAAATCTCGAAGCACAGTTTAGAAAAAGACCACATATTATTTCATTTAAACAACTCCAAAATGATGCACAGACAGAACTTGAAAAAGAACAATTCCAGCTAAAACAATATCAGATAGAGACTGCTGGCGGTGAGCTGTTTTCACTAAAGTTTGGTGATGGATACTTTTTTGAAAATGACCAACTAGTAAATGATCAAGATGATTCAACTAATCCTAGTGCCAAAAAAATAAAGCTTGTAGTGAAGCATATTCAGTATAATTTAACATCACCTGGAACAGGAGAAGGTGGATTCACAAGAACTATCACCAGTGTCAAACGCTTCGTGTGATTAATTAATTAAAAATACCCTTATTCCAAAAATCACTTTTTTTGTATGGGCAAAGGTAGACTCTTCTCTGATAACTCAAATGATGAGGTGTATCAATCAGAATCTAATAATGAAAACTTTGTCCTAAGTTCTCAGCAAAATGCACAAGGCTTGGGTGGTGGTGTTTTTAATGATTCTAGTGGGTATGGAAACTTTCTACAGTCAGGCAGAGATCAGAGAAATGCAGACCTTGATGGTGCATTATTTCGTGGAAATCTTGGATTTCTTTTAGATACTGCTGTTTTAGATGTTGAAACTAGTACCATAAATCTTTTAGAAGATGCTAGTGGCACTCCTTTACCACGAGCATCTATTGATAAAATTGTGTTTGTAGCAGGAGGTACAGGTGATTTAATTACAATACTTGGAGCACAACGTACTGGTCAAAGACTAAGACTATACAATATTGACACACAAATAATTACAATAAAAAATACAGGCTCTGCAATTGATAATACAATTTTTACACCAGGAGGTAGTAACTTTGAATTATCTGGAAATGCAGTAGTTGATTTAACATATGACATTACAACTGCAAAATGGAGAGTAGTTGGTGGTACTGGTGGTGGTGGTACTGGAATATCCTTTCCAATTTTATATCCAAAAGTTGACCTTGAACCAGCTGCTGAATTTAACCAAACAATTGATCTTAGTATAGAGACTGGAAACGCAAAACAAATTCAGTTTCCAGCAGGAAATATTGGACTGCAAATTATTGGAGATCCTACAAATACAGTAGGTGAGGATGTCTATGTTTTATTCATTCAGGATTCAGTAGGTGATCGTAAACTATCCACAGTTGACTCTGCAATTAAGAATGGAGCTCTGATGGATACTCTATTAGATAAAGCAGCAAATGCAAGAACATTATTTAGATTAGCTACACTTGATGGTGGTACATCATACCATGCAACTTTGGTGGATCTTTCTACTGCTGCTGGTGGATTGCTTAGTACATTGTCTATTAATACTGATAAAGATTGGGCTGGACGATTCATTACAAACATTGCAGGATTT